CGTGTACGCGGGCTTGTTTCTCGCAAGGCGGTGGTACAGCGTAGTGCAGTCCTGGCGGAGTTCCCCGGAGCTGATGCGTCTCATCTTCTTGAAGCGGTCGGGAAGATGTTCGGTCGGAACGCTACGAAGTCCGAAACCCTCCTTGACAAAGGGGACGACTTTGCTTGCTTGTTCTGAAACCCCGTTCGCTTGATGCATGGTCAATTGTTTGCAATTGGAACGAACATACTTTTGATATGAGCACGACGGTGGATGCAGGTACTCCCAGCCATCACGGCGGAGTTCTCCCTTCATCAAGGGCAAATCGCCAATCGCTTCTTCCACTGTCACGTGCGGTTGAACGTCGAAAAGTCCCGCCTCACCGTGCGTCGGTTCCGGGAAGCTGATGGGCACACCGGTCCGCGTGGCAAGGAAGAAGATTCGGCGTCGAAGCTGAGGCACTCCGTAGTCAGCGGCGACCATTACTTTCGCCTCGACCTTGTAACCGATCTCATCAAACGCCTGGTAGATAAGCCGTTTGAAATGCCCGCCGCGAAACGTCAGCAAGCCAGGGACGTTTTCCATCATCACCCATTTCGGCTGCACTTCACCGACCAGACGAACGAAGTGCTCGAAGAGGAAATTGCGAGGGTCGTCCTCTTTCCGCTTGCCGTGGGTGCTGTAGCCCTGGCAACTCGGTCCGCCCGTCAAGAGATCAAGCTCCTGACCACCGCATGCTTCAAGGATTTTTGAGGCAGGGAGGAGGGTGACGTCTTCGCAGAGCGTTTCCGTTTCGGGGTGATTTGCCTTATAGGTCTTTAGACTGTGCTCGTCAAAATCGACGGCGAGAGGTGTGCGAAAACCAGCTTGTCGGAGACCTTCTGAAAGCCCTCCGGCTCCGCAGAACAAGTCCACACAGATCGGTTGAATCGCTTTTTTCAAATCCTTCATGGATTCAGGAATCATTCTAACACCTCGTCATTTCGCACCCGCTCGCAGCTCGCGATCTTGTCCAGAAACTCGGTGATGCACCGCAATTCGTCAATTCGTTGAAGGAAATTGCCTTCATGCGGTGGCTTTCCGTCCACAATCCCACCCAATCGGTCGCACGCCATTGCGATAGTGCCTCGCAAAATGCGGTTGTCTTGCTCAAGTCGTGCGATTCGCGACTCGTCGCGCAGCTCCCGCCGAATCGACAAGGCAAGTTCGGTGAGCCGGTCGTTTGTTTGCGGCGTCTCGACAATTATGGTCGCTTGCCGCCACAACTCGCGAGCGTCTCCGTTTAGCAGTTCGGGCGGCGGCTCGTTCGTGATGTACGTGCCATAGCGGATCGCTTCTTCGCGAAGTTCGTTTCGGGTCATTTAGTCCACTCCATAGAGGGTTCACAGTTTCAGTTGCCTCGTTTTTCCGCCAGCCGCCGCCCGAGCACCGCCACCACTTCATCCCAATCCCCAGGCCGCCAGACATAAACCTCACACCCCGCCTTAACCAACGCCGCCACCCACGCCTTTTGCTCGTCGCTCGGCGATGGAATCGGGCCGATCCAGGCGCTCAATCTGAAACTAAATCCGCTCTTTGACTGCCAACGGCCGGTATCCTCGCGGACGTATTCGGCAGACCATCCGTCCTTGTCAAAACATCGGAGTCGCGGTGGATCAACCTCGGCGTTGAGGTATGCCATGGTCCAGTCGGACGACTCAACCCAATACCAACCGCTTTCGGTCGGCGTCGTTGTTCGGTACATATGCTTAGTCTCCCTTAAACACCCTTCGCAACATCTCAAACACCTTGCCCGACTGGCTCAGTTCTCCACAAATTCGCCTTTTTCGTTGAGTCTGTAAGGCGTGTTTGGTTTTAGACCATCGACTCCAATCTTGCCGGCGCGAACATGTGTTGGCTTGCCGTCTCCGTAATAAGCAAGAACGATCCAGCCTCCCGGTCCGGCTGATGCGATGCTTTCGGGTCCAATCGCGGCGGCGACGGAGTGGCTGCCGCTGGCGGCGAGTTTGGAGTTGTAGCCGCTGGCGGCGAGTTTGGAGTTGTCGCCGCTGGCGGCGAGTTTGGAGTTGTCGCCGCTGGCGGCGAGTTTGGAGTTGTCGCCGCTGGCGGCGAGTTGCGAGTTGTAGCCGCTGGCGGCGAGTTTGGAGTTGTCGCCGCTGGCGGCGAGTTTGGAGTTGTCGCCGCTGGCGGCGAGTTGCGAGTTGTAGCCGCTGGCGGCGAGTTTGGAGTTGTCGCCGCTGGCGGCGAGTTGCGAGTTGTCGCCGCTGGCGGCGAGTTGCGAGTTGTAGCCGCTGGCGGCGAGTTGCGAGTTGTAGCCGCTGGCGGCGCGTTTGGAGTAGCCGCTGGTGGCGACTTGCATCTTGTCTTTGCATGCGTTCAATATCCATTTGACGCTTGCGGAGATGAAGTCGCCAAGCGTCAGTTTTTCTTTGACAGTGAGGGTTGCCGCTGCGATTTTGCTGTCTTCGGATGTCCTTGACACGGTTCCCGAAACTTCGACTGCGGCGAAGACGCTGTCGCAAGGTCCGTAGTAAATCCAGATGTCGAGAGGGTTTTCGCAGGCGTGGAATCCACTTTCACAGACCTTGACCAGTCCTTCTTTGTGGTAAGTTTGGCCGACTTCGTACTGAATGCCTCTGCATTTCATGTTTTTGTCGAAGCCTTTGTAGGCTTTGATGGTGGTTGTTTCATTCATTATGCTTAGTATCCCTTAAACACCCTTCGCAACATCTCAAACACCTTGCCCGACTGAACGTCAGCCGGCACGCAATGCAGCACACGCCAGCCCAGCAGCACCGCCTCGTTTCGTTTTTCCTGATCGTCGACGAACCCTTGCCCCCTCGTGTGCCGGCCGCCAGTCCACGCCCCGCCGTCGATTTCGAGCGCGACCATTTCGCTCGGCCATGCCCAATCGAAGCGCCACTTCCTAGTCGGATGGAACTCGTGTTCCGGGACCGGCGCCGGGATGCGGTGAGCCGAGCACGCCGCGAGGAACAGTTCCGGTTTGTTCTGGCGGCCTTTGGCTCGCGCCGGCGCGACGTCCAGCCCAAGAGCTCGGGCTTGTGAGCGGGAGATTTTCACGGAATTTCACTCCATTCCCGCCCGTCGAGCAGCCGGCCGGCGGCACGCTTGCCGACGCGCTGCATCTTGAGTCCTTCCCAATCAACCAGCGGCGCGGGCGACAGGTGGAGTTCCGCAGGATGCGCGTGAATCCACTCACCCCACTGCTTGAAAAAGAACGGCACCCCCGCGGCCTGGCACTGGTCGCGAATCGACCGCACCCAATCAGGGTGCATAGGACGGGCGTTCGGGCCGCTCTCGCCGCCGACGATGACCCAGTCGATTAGGTTTCCATCCCGAGCGTCAACGTCCGTTATGAGCCACGGCGACAAATCAACCGGCCCCAACAACGGCTCCATCGAGAGAAACCGCACCGCCGCTGGCGTCTTGAGCAAGAGCGGTATTCGCGTGTCGGCTTGCTCCTGGTTCTCGACGCTGACGCCGAGCCAGACGTTGGGGCGAATGACCAAGCCGTTACCGCATCGGCAGTCGCCCGAATAAGCCCCTGTCTCCCATCCGCCCTTTCCCTTACACAGAGGGCACTTCGCATCCGGCAGCATCTTCGCAATGTTCTCCGGCCGCTTCGTGAGCAACAGCCAATCAAGGTTCGGTGTGGCGTCGATCAGGTGGAAGAGGCGGCGGCGGACGTCAACCATCGTCAGACGGTCGCGCATATACTGAAAGTCACTTGGCACCCAAATGCCGGTCCCAGGCGAGACGTACAGTTCCTTGCCCTTCGCGTCCACCATCGGCCCCTGCCAGTCCTCGAACACATCCGCCAGCGACGCGCAGAAAACACGCGGCCGGTCAACCTGCGGACAGTACGGCGAGTGTTTACCTCGAAACCCTCCGCCGCACTGGCACGCCGCCGCCTTGTTCCACTTCAGCGGCTCGCGCCACATTGCTTCGCTCGCTACGACCCGCGTCCCGTTCGGCCCCCATACCCCGAGCGTCTTCGGGTTGCGACCGCTGAGCGTTTCGGCATAGCAGTTCGCGCATCCGGGTGAGACCTTGGTGCAGCCTCGCCAGGGGTTGAAAGTGTGCGTGGTCCATTCGATCTTGCTGTTCTCAGCCATTAGTTCACCACCCTTCACAATCCCGCCACTTGAGCCCGTCCTGAATCAACGCCGCGACGTCTTCGTCAACGCCGTTCTTGCCGGCCGCCTTGCTGAGCAGTTCCGAGCAGATCGCCAGCCGGTTCGCGAGAATCAGGATGTCGTCGCGCAGGCGGGCGTTTTCCGCTTCGAGGTCGGGGTTGGTCATGCTTCGGCCTCCGCGAAAAGGGGCGCGTCGTCGTTGATGATGCAATAAGGAGACATCCATAGCCGCTCTCGCTTTTTGTTGGTGCGTCCAGCATTGTCGCCCTGAAGCGCGTAGCCGCCGGATGCCTCCCATGAATGGCATCGCCAATCGTCCGGCATGGCGTGCTCGCCGTCGTATCCCGCAAGAACAATTCGCATGTCGCAGCGCCGTCCGTTTTCGATGGCCCACTCGCGGACGTCGTGAGCGACCTTGAAACAATCGACGGCGTAGAGGTTGGCCGTGCGCTTCGCTGTGTCGGCATACGGCGGGTCGAGAAACACACCAGTCGTGCCGTGCGTGAACGTCACCGCCGGCCCACAGACCCGGGACCAATCACCGCAGCAAACGCGCACACTCTCAAGCCGCAATGACAGATCGCCGAAGTAGCCTTTGAGCCATTCCGCCTTGCCGGAGTCGCCCAAATGCGGAAGTTGCCGGTTGACGCCCTGGCCAGAGTTGCCCAAATGCGGAAGTTGCCGGTTGACGCCCTGGCCAGAGTTTCGCAACTCGATCTCTCCTGAGTCTCCAACCACCCATGGGCCTTTCCCGCTGCACCAACCAGATCCGATCCAGCAATTCAGACCCCAACACCACCAACCGGCCGCCTTTGGATCGTGCCAGTCTGGGTCGCCGCACAGCTTTTCCGTAATCCGCTCGCGATTCCCGATTAGCCAAAGGTGCCTCGCGTGCAGATCGCATTCGCTTACCGGCCAATCAGCGTGTTCGGCGACCGCTGCCGGGGACAGTTTGACGGATCGCCAGAAGTTCGCCAGCAAGCCGTCGGCGTCGTTGACCGTCTCGATGCCTGGCTCGCTTGGCCGAAGAATGAGGACTGCACCGGAACCGAAAAACGGCTCGACGTAGTTGTCAATGTCGCCCATGGCACGCCAGACGATGTCGGCGATTGCCGACTTTCCGCCGAACCAGACGAATGGCGGTTTGTACGCAACGTTTCGCTTCACCCCAGCACCTCCTCAATTTCCGCCCAATCGGACGGCCGCCACACGTAAACCTCTTGCCCAGCCCGAACCAGAGCATCAATCCATACCCGCTGTTCGCCGCTCACGACGCCTGTTTCACTTTTCAGTTCCGCCCACACGACCCGCTCGCGAATCAGGATGAGATCGGGGAAGCCGGAGCCGTCACCTTGCACCGCTGTCTGCCACTCGCCGCGACGATTCATCCCCGGCCTGAAGTGGGCCGTTCGCCAGCCGTGGAGCGCGGCGAAGGCGATCACTTGCCGCTGGAACGAGTATTCCTTTTGGGTGGCTTTGCGGGTCATTTCGCCTCCGCCGCCCGCAAAATAATCTCCTCGATCTCCTTCCAGCAGGACGGGTCGTCAACAAGCGACAGAAGAGGGCGAACGACACAGGACTCGTAATCGGACAGGTCTTTGAGCAACGCAACGCGGAGAGCGGAGATCATGAATTCGGGGTCGCCGGTTCTGCACCACCATTGGTAAGGAGTCGACTCCCATACGCAGCAGGGATGTCCGAGCACTTGATTCAGCGGGCAATATGTGCATCGTTCGCCCGTGATGTAGTAGTGGCACAGCGAACACGATTTGTCGTCAATGTAAAATTCACTTCGACTACTTAGCAGTCGGCTTGAGCCATCCACCTTCACAAGCCCATGACGCTGCAAATTCTCCGGCCGCAACCCGATCCACTTCCGCAGCGACGCGACGACGGCCAGAGCCTCCGGCACTTTCGCCGCTTCGACCGGGTAGTATTCCTTTTTCCAAGATCTCATGGACATATCAGCCTCCTCCGGCTTGGTCGGTCATTTCTCCCCCTTGCTCGGCCATCCGTTCAGCGAACGCGACACGGTCCCGTCGGCCTGCTTCGGTGGTCGTAGACCAGAGATAGTTGATCGGTAGTTTCCCCAGCCTGTAACGCTCATCAGCGATGTCCTGGAGCATTTGGTTGTAGACCTCGTCGCTGATCATTTGCTGGTCGTCAAGCGCATTGATCGACTGGCACAGTCCCACGCACGACCACGTTGCCACGATCGCGGCATAATCGCGGCGAAGGTCTGCATTCCGGAACGCTTCCGCGATCAGCTTCCACGCTTCTTTTTTTGTCATTGCCTCACCCTCCGCTGAAACCGGGAAGCCAACCGTTTTTGCACGCATAAGCCGTAGCCGCCTTGAGCTGCAGGACCTCAACCGCATCCTCACCATGCCGCTCGGCGACCTCGTTGAACCAACCGTATTGTTGATCATGCTTCCGCATCCGCAGCTTTGGGCGCCCCAGGTCGTCACACTGAACAGCGCCGTCCTTAAGCGACAATTCCAAATGCGTCAATTCGTGATCCAGAATCGCGTCGAGCCGAGCCAGCGGCCACTCGTCGTAACGGTTGCCGTCGACCGTGACCGTCGCGTCGGCCTTCCCTTCGGCCCGATCCGCGAGGCTGTTGATTTTGACTTTCGCCAGGGCCGGATAGCCGTTGACCGTCACAGCCGGGTCAACGATTTCGCCGTTGTCGTCCACACGACGGCAAAGCATGACGGCGACTGTTACGCTGGCGTCACGCAAGCCGGGATGATGTTGGTCCAGCATCTCCCGCATGCGCGCGACGATCGGATGGGTTTCGTCGAGTTGCTCATAGACTTTTGGCATAGGTCATGCTCCTTTGTCTTCGACACCAATTTTCGCGACCGCGGCCGACGTAGCCGCCGACAACTGCTTCGCTTGGTTTTGCTCGATCGCCGCTCGAACGCTTGGCAGCGCCATCGCTCGCTTTTGCTCCCGCGCCGCGATCGGAATGTACGCCTCCCGAAACGCCTTTTCAGCCCACGCCGGCGCCGAGTCCTGGAGCCTCCGAACGCCCGCCGCTTGCAAAGCCTCCCAGACGACGCCAGGGACGCTCTCGCGCGCTTTGGCTGCCGAGTCCGGCAAATCCGGATGAAGCGTCCTGAGGGCGACCTGGGCCTGTTTCCAAGCCTCTCCCGCGCTTGCCTCCTGAAACTGGCCGCGAACGATGTCGACAGCCGCCTGGCGGATCTCCGCGATTTTCGGACGCCACTTCATCTCCGCGACGCACTTGGCGACGGCAGCCGCAAGCGTTTCGGGGTCCATGTCGTCGGTAAAACTCCGGTACATCCTGACCGTCGACACATCCATGCCGCCGTAGGCCGCTTCCAGCGGGCCGGCGCAAGCGTTCGCGAATTCGAGGTCGGTCATTTCAAACTCCCAGCGGATTGAGCCAAAAACGCCATGGTTCCGGGCAGACAATCGGGTTCTCGTGATTTCGGTTTCGGCTTGAATCGCTTGCAAAATTCCCAGATCGGCTCGGTTTTCGCGCGGTCCTTGCTTGCGATCGCGGCGGCCAGAGACGCCTCGGTGACGCCGGCCGCGAGAAGGTCCGCGAAGTTGTCTGCGGATCGTCGGTCGTGTTCGGTGTGAGCGCCTCGACGGTGAAACATCCACAGGGCGGCGAGGTTTGCGGCCGCCGAACCAGCCGGCGGTTTCTCCCCAAACCCCTCTTCCTTTCCTTGAATCCTGAATCCTGAATCCTGAATCCCGCAGTTGTTACCTAAATGCTCAAGAACAGGCTCGTTTACCGGACTTGTCTCGTAAAACCGCTTGACGTCAGGCTCTTTTACCGGACTTGTCTCGTTATTTACCGGACTTGTACCGTTATTGCCCGGATGTCGCCCGGAATTTGGCGGTATCGTCGACGACTTCTCAAGGTGATGGGGAGATTGATGCTTGGCGAAGTTCACGACCTGAATGTACCGTTTCCCGTCGATTTCGTAACGATCGATCAGGCCGACAGAAGCCAGAGATTTCAGCATGGACTCAACGTCGACATGGTCGCACGGAAACAGCTCGATCTTGATCTTTATGGGACTGTCGGAGAGTCGCCCCTCGCGGTCAGCGATCCCCCACAGGCCGATAAACAGCAGTCTGGTGACTGGGTCGCATGAAACAAGCTGCTCATTTTTCCAAAATCCTGGCTTGATGTTTCTGGCTCTCATCGTCCTGACCTCGTCCTGAGCATCCACGCGGCCCGTCTATGGCCGCGGCGTTGCGAACAGTTACGCTTCGATGTCCGCCCCAAAATCGGGGCAGTCGTGGCAATTCCCGCAAAGCGGCATCGCTTCCAGGATTGTGTGATAAACGATGCCGTAGGCTTCAGTCACCTAGCGTCACATATCCGCATGACTCCAGGTATTCGCACGTCTCAGCCATCCGACGCAGAGCCCTTTCAAGAACGCCAGATCCGTGCTCGGTCGCCATCAACGGCGCACCGGCAAGAACCTTCCGAATCTTCGCCGCGAACTTCGCCAGCTTCTCCATGTCCGGCTTCAACGCTTCGAGCCTGGCCGCGTCCAATTCAGCGGCGATTCGTTCGTTCTCGGCGCGTTCCTTTTCCAGCCGCTCAGCTTCAACAGCCGCCAGCCGTTCACGTTCGGCACGTTCGGCTTCCTCCCGCTTGCGATCCATCTCCCGCTGTTGCTCAGCCTGAAGGCGTTCGTTGGCCAGGCGTTCGGCCTCGATCTTGTCGCGAGCTTCTTTCAGCTCCGCCGCCAGTCGATCGAGTTCTGCTTTGGCCTCGGCCTCAGCCCTCGCTCTCTCCGCCGCGACGCGAGCCTCTTCCGCCAAACGCTCCGCCTCGATCTTTCTTTGTTGCTCTGCCATCTCCGCACGGAACTTCTCAATCTTCGCCCGCTCGATCGCCAGCTTCTCCGTCTCGATCCGGTTCTGTTCGGCGATGCGGTCTTGCTCCGCCTTGATCTTGGCTTGTTCGGCGGCGATCCGCTCCCGCTCGGCCGCCGCGATCCGTTCCCGCTCCGCGTCGATCTTGGCCTGACGCTCACGTTCTTCGCGTTCGTCAACCTCGTCACGCATGGCCCGCAGAGGCCTTTCGATTTCGTGGGCCGTGGAAACGATCTCCTTCTCGACGGCGTTGACGTTGTTGATCCAGGTCCTCGCGCCCGCCTTCAGTTCGGCGGCCCTCTTCTCGGTAGCCGTGCGGATTTTGACCAGCCGTTGGATGGCGTTGTGGGTTTCCTTGTAGCCGTCCTTGGTCTCGCAGGTCAGTCCGCTGAACTCTTCGCGGAGCTTGGCGAGGACTGTCTTGCGTTCACTCAGTTCGGCCAGAGCCGTTTCGCCGATATCGGTGATCATGGTCGCGGTCGTCATGGAAATCCCTCGTAAAAATGGAATGGCCGCTGTGACAGCATTTCTAGCCACAAACAAAATCTCGCACTCCGGGTAGGTCGTCTGAACGCGGTGGGCAGTCCGCTGCGGTATTGGGCTCCACGTCTTGAGCAAGAGCCTTTCTTTTTCGAGTTTCGTCAAATTGGCGGCAGATTTTCCTTGTCGAGCCGAACAAACCACTCAACATCTGACCAATCCCATGCTCCCACTTTGCGATGGCGCGAGTTTCTGTTCTTCGGCCGCGAGCTTGTGCATACTGTCGACGAGAGAGAAAAGCCGCGCATTGGCGTCCTTGACCTGCGCCGACAGCTTTGCGGCGCCGTCGCGGAATGCTTGCTCGCTCGTCAGGTAAACAGCCTGGTACGCTGTGTTGAACATAACCAGCTCGTCGCCACGATCGACTACGACCTGCAAAGGACAGCCAGACGCCGCGTCTTTGGCCACCGCCACGATTTTGCCGCAGCTAATCGCCTCGTATCCTGTCGTCGCGAGCCAATAAACCTTGTCACCGACTTTCATGAATCAACCTCCACAGACTGCCGTGTCTCGTTCGTATGCAACCCGTCATGCCATGGCGGAAGCGCCCCGTAAAGGTCATTGACTCAGAAAACCCGCGCCCGACCGGACCACCCGGCCGGGTCGCGGGGCTACGATACACCGAGGGTCAACCACCCGACGGTGCGCACCTGGAAAATCACTTCTTGTTCAACTCCGAATACCGCTGTCGCCACCGCGTCATCAACGCCTCATGCCGCTGCTCGCCGAGCATGCCGGCAAATTTCTTCAGGTCGCCGCCGACCTTCTGCAATCCGAGGATCGTCGTGACTTCCTCGATCGAATTGGCTAGTTGTTGCTCCATCCCCTCGATGTCGGCGAGTCGGTCGAGTTCGTCGGGCGAAATCGGCTTGTCGTCGTCGGGTTGTTCGGCCTGGGTTTCAGGATCATCCGGATCGGCTTGCGGAGCCGGTTGCGGTTGCGGCGCGGGCGTCGGCTTGCGTCCTGTGAGGTTGATTCGGCCGGGCGTCAGAGGCGATGAGCTATCCGCCGGCGCCGCCTCTGGCTCATCCATATCCGTGATCGTGGTTCCGGTCAGTTCTTCGTAGGCAGCCTTGAGCGCCTTGCGAGCTGCCTTGCCGATCACCGCATCCGGTCCCATCCCGGCATTGACTCGAATCGTGAACTTGCGCCCCTGCTCCCCGTTTTCATTGGTCAGCGCCCACGACTTTCCGTTGATCTTGCACCGGACGATGTACCGAACGGACGCCGATCCTCCGGCCTGAGAAAAAACTGGTTCGCCTGCAAGCTCTTGGAGATCGGTGAGCCCTGGCAACTCGCGGACGAGACGACGGTAGCCGGCTTGGGCGCCATAAAACCGGCCAGTGATTACATTGAATTCGTTCCCAACAATCGAAAACCCGCGAATGAGGCACTCGCAGACAGGTTCGCGAAGCTCGTCGGCCGAATAGAACTGGCCTTTGCTCTTGTCGGTCATGAAACCAAGCGGCGAGTTCATCAACGGAATAACGTAATCCGTTATGAACTTGTTTGTCACCAGCCGGCGCACTTGCTGAAGTGCCTGGGACACGCGAGCGGCCTTCTGCAAACCGGGCTCCGCCTCCTCAATCTGGTGGCGGAACTTTCGCAGGTCGTCTTCGGTCGCGCGAAGCACTTCTTCGATGTTGATGTCGGCCGGATTTTCCGGTCGCTGTTGCGTTACTGTTCGGCTTGGCTGTTGTTGCATCCTGGTCATTCTCCACCCCCTTCATTCGCCACGATTTCAAGCGTCTTGCGTCTCATCATCATCCGTTGAGTCGTCGTCACGCGAACCGCGTCGGCTTCTTCGAGCGCCTGCCAAAGTTCACGCATCAGCTTCGCCTTGCCTCGCGACGGGGCCGCGTCTTTGGCCACCGCCTCGATCGCCTTGTTCGAGACCTGAATGGCCGACCGCCAGCCGTCGCCAAGGAATTGCGTCAAGACCGCCTCGCCGGCCGCGACGTCGATCTCGCGTTTCTGTGTTTGCTCAAGAACAATCTGATTCTCACCAGCATCGAGAACGCCGCCCGCGTCGAAGACAGCGGACCGGATCAGGTCGAGCACTTGGCCGGCTGCATCTTCGACCAGTTTCGCCCGTAGGTAAAGGTCGCCGATTTGCTCCGGCGTCAGGGTGAGCGGCGCATCGGCGTCCATAATCGTCACCATCGCGACCGCATCGCGGACCATGGTTTGCCGTGCCGGGCATTCGTGCCGCCGCGGGCAAAAGCGGCATGTGTTCGGAGAGTGCCCGTAGATGTCGCGTTTTGCGAAAATCGTGTCGACAGCATCCGCGAACCACTCGAATAGCTCGCCCCGAGTCCACTCATAAGTGTCAAGCGTTCCTTGACGGACGCCAAGAACGCACGCAAAAACGCGGTTGCATTCCTCGTACTCGGCCAGAGCCAGCACGCCGTAAGCCCGCATCTGTGATTGGTGGTCGCCATCGCCCCATCCCGTCTTGTGGTCGAGAATCTTGACCGTGGCGCCGTCGTCAACGGCGATAACGTCGCATGTGCCGGCGAGCGTCAAGGTTTCGCCGCTGGCGTGCTCCCATGTCAGCGGGCGAAAAGCGTGCTCCGTCTCGCACCCGGCAAAATGGTCTGCAACCGACAGCCAGCGGGCCAACGCCAGCCTCGTCAACTTGCCGAATTCGTTCGCGTCAACGCCCCACTTCAAAGCGATTGCGTTCGCGTCAACGTCTGCGCCCTTGATTCGCTTGGACATCCACTCGTGGACGGCGCTTCCCTCGGAGCGGACTTCGCTCGGCGTGTCGATCAGGACAGCCGGCGGAACAAGCGACGGCGGGCAGGCAATGACTCGGGCGATGGATGATGGGCGGAGATTCATGTCGACTCCTTTGCCGCGCAATGATCTCGCGTTAGTTGCATCAGCTTCAGCAGCGCTAATTGTCCGATCCAGCTTTGGACTCGATCCTGGTGTTTAGCAAGGTTGACCGTTTCCGTGAGAACACCCATGATGTCCGTTTCCGCCACACCTGCGAACCACTTTTGGGCATTCGCCTCTTCCTGGTCCATGGTTGACGTCATTTGAAGAACAAGCAGCCGCTCAATCGCCGTCATCACGCCCTCCCCGCCGCATCGGTGGCAATCTCGCCGGCAACAATTCTCCACTCGCATTCCTCGCAACCGAGGGCTTCGACGATCTCGCCGAGGATCACGTCGCCGATCTCCTGCAAGTCCAGGTCATCCGGACGCACGTTCCAGCAATCGGAGGCCGTGGCCGTCGCGGCGCCTTCGCAACAGGCCGTGACAACGCCGAGGTAGTCGACGTCGAAATCGCCTTGATGCACCTTGTAAACGTCGAAGGTCATGGCTGCTCCTCCACCCACTCCAAAAACCGCAATGCTCGCTCATCGTCGTCCGGCACGTCATTCCGATCGCACCAGCACAAGAACTCTTCCCAGGCTTCGTCATCCGGCGTAAAGCCGGGGATGTCGCTTTCGCAGACGCCGGGCGGATAACTCATTTCTCCCTCGCTCGCAACAACCGGGCAGCTTCGGGAGCATCGCTAAACGTCCAAAAGGGAAAATCAAGGCAAAGAGTACAAACGCCACCACGGTTGACCGTTCGCAAACATCGGCACTTGTCGCACGGAATTCCGCGACGCCCTTTGCGCGTTGACTTTTCCGCCCGCGATATGGCTTTGATCAGCACTTTTCGGTTCTCTTCTTCGATCACGATCATTGGTACACTCCCTGTTTGGTCAACTCACTCGACACGGGTCGCCGTGGATTCGGGCGTAAACCTCGTCTCGATGGATCGGCACGTCTTGCGGCGCCTTGACGCCAACTCGCACTTTGTTGCGATCAATCGACAGAATCACGACCTCGATTGATTCGTCGCCATCGCCGATCATGATCGTGTCGCCAATCTTCCGGGTCAGAACAAGCATCTGCTTACCTCCATGTCAAAAGGGTCAATCGTCCTTCAATGGTGCGGGCCGGAGTCGAACCGGCTTTGTCCGGGACGCCTGGAATCTCGCCGACTTGTTCCCTCGCAGCTTGATACAATCTCACCGCTTCTACTCATCGTCTTGACGCCAGATTGGAAACGAAGGCCACCGTTCCTCGGACATCAGGTCGCGTTACTGAGCGTGTCACCGTCCACGCCGCCGCACCGTGTGATTCAAACCGCCTGCCGCGGCCTCTTGCCGAGCGTCATTGCTGCGGCGGCGGATCGCGCGGCTTCCTCCCGCGCGTAAGTCTCGGCTTCCGCTTCCGTCTGGAAGCTCGCCAGGTGTTCGATCGTTCGACCGCTCCAAGTCCATGTCACGCGGTCGACTTGCCAGATCGCGCCAACGCGGGTGACGCAGTTGGTTTGTCTCAGCGGCTGCCTGATTCGGTCGGTCATTTCGCGGCCTTCGCTTTCTGTCGCTGGACGCCTTTCCGCTTCTCCCAAGGATTGGGTTGCGGTCATGATATTTCTCCTTTTACATTACTCGGGAATATTACATATTCTCCTTCGCCCACGCCGCAACCAGCCGAATGTAGCTCTCGTAAATCTTCTCATCCTCCGGCAAGATCCTTTCGGATTCGACAAGCTCTCGGCGGAGATTTTCCCACTCGTCCAAAGTCCAAATTTGACATCCGACCCCGATTTTTGTTTTCGAATAGGGATAAACAGCGAATTTGGGGCCTTGGATTTGCAGCGGAGAACGATCGAGCTTGACGTTGTCGCCAAGTCGGACGTTGTCGCCGAGATGGACGTCGTTGCCGAGATGGACGCCGTCGCCGAGATGGACGTCGTTGCCGAGTCGGACGCCGTTGCCGAGATGGACGTCGTTGCCGAGCCGGACGCCGTCGCCGAGTCGGACGCAGTTGCCGAGCTGGACGTCGCTGCCGAGCTGGACGTCGTTGCCGAGCTGGACGCTGTTGCCGAGCTGGACGCCGTAGCCGAGATAGACGCTGTTGCCGAGCTGGACGTAGTTGCCGAGCTGGACGCCGTCGCCAAGTCGGACGTTGTCGCCGAGCTGGACGTTGTCGCCAAGTCGGACGTTGTCGCCGAGCCGGACGCCGTCGCTGAGGAGGACGCGGTTGCCGTTTGGCAGTTTCCTCCACCCGTAGGCGTCGGTCTGGATTTCGAGGATTTGTTCGACATTCAAGGATTGGGCTGCGGACATGGCATTTCTCCTTTTGCTGAATCACTCCGTTGGTGGTGTTGTTGCTGATCCTGGTCGCTCATCGTCTCGCCCTCGTCGGGCTTCTCACCCTCGACCGACGGCAACCCGCAGAACTCGCGAAATGCGGTGCGTCCAGGCGACTTGGCGAGCAGAGTGTCGGCAGCTCCGACGGTCAGCCGCTTGTCGCAACGCTCCTCGGCAAACAGGCCGGCCAAAACATAGCCGTCATTGATGCCAACTCGTATCGACTTGGCGCCGCGATAAGCCCGCACGGCAAAGTCATCGGCGTACACCCGGCACTCCTCAACAACCGGAGCACCCGCGAGAGCCTCGCTGAGCACTGCGGAAATGTGCCCGTAACCCTTTTGGTCCGCGACCATCCGCGCCCAAACCGCAACCTGTCGCGGAATCTTCACCAAATCATTGACTTGCTTCGTTCTGTCGGGCATAATCTTTACTCCAGCGCGGCCACTCAACGGATTCTCGTGTGGCCGACGAAATACCGAGCCTCGATCCGTCGAGGCCGGCGGACCTCCTGCCCCTACTTGGCTTGGGGGGCTCCGCCGTGACTCAACACTTGCGACTGTTCGGGCCAGACGACACGCCCATCGCCGCCACTTGCGGCCAGGTCGTCGACTGCTACCTCCGCGCGCTCACCGAGCGGCACGAACGCGGAACGTACTCCGGAAAATCCCTCGAAACAGCAACCAGTTCCTTGCGAGCGTTCGCGGCCCGGTTCGGCGCTTGTGCCGTGGACAGCGTTCGCCAGCACGAATTGACCGCCTTCGTCGCTGGCCTGGACGAGTGGAAAAGTCCGCACACAAAAACGCACCGCATGGGTTTCGTCGTGACGGCGTTTCGCTGGGCCGAGTCGACCGGCCTCATCGACCGCTGCCAGTTCCGCCGCGATTCGTCGGGCTGGCCGACCCTTCGACCACGTCCGCCGATCGCGCCCGACGATTACTTCCCGCTGTTCGACATGACCAAACGCCCGCCGTTCGCGATCCACGGCCGGACACGAGTTTCGTTCCGTCGCGTCCTGTGGTTCCTGTGGAGTACCGGCGCCCGCACGGCCGAGGTCTTCGGCCTTCGTTGGCGTGATCTGGATCTCAAAACCGGCGTCGCGATTCTTCGGGAGCACAAAACGGCATCGACCGGCGATGACCGACACATTGCTCTTCCGCGTCACGTCCGCCGCTACCTGCGATCGCTCAACGCTGATCGCCTGGCCCGACGTCCGCACGCAACCGATGACGAGCTTGTTTTTCCAAACGGCCGCGGCTCGGCGTGGCGATGCTCCACGTTCGGCAAGCAGTTTCGGAAATACGCCCAAGCCGCCGGCGTACCCTGCGAAATCACGCCGTACAGCCTTCGCCATGGCTTTTGTCTGCGATGCCTCGAAACGACCACGCTCAGCGACCGGCAGATTGCCGACTTGCTCGGGCACGAGACGACGAGATACGTTTCCTGGTACGGCCGCCACAGCCGACGACGCACCAAGTATTTGGCCGAACTTGCCGATAAGGTGAAGAGTGGCCGTCGTTCGTGATTCCGCCCCCGGCGCGAAAAGTGGCTCACCCGGCACAGGTACCGGAAGTTTCGGCTGCCGGTCCCATCGCTTCGCGGCGATGCGTGGAGGTCTTTGCTCAAATCTCGGCAGCGAAATGCTCATGCTGGGATGGTATCGAGGCTTCCACATTTTGTCAACCATGCTTTCCAAAAAAAGTTGACGAAATGCCAACTTGGGGATTACAATATGGGGGTTATGTTCACGCCCGAAGACATCAAGGACCTGAGACGCCGGCTGAACCTCACTCTTCAAGAGTTCGGGGCGCTGCTTGGCGTTTCCAAGTCCACCGTCAGTTATTGGGAAATGGGCGACCGTCACCCCAAATACTCGACGCTGGTAAAGCTCAACGATCTCGCCCGCAAACATCGCGACGCCGGGCCGATTCTGGTTCCGTGATCTCATCGCACACCTCCCGATCGTTGGAAAACGCACCCGGCCACTCTCACCGGCCGGGGCGCCTCACCCTGACCTGATCACTTCTGATAGTCGTCGTACCACATGGAGGGATCGCGGAGACTCTCGGGAATCGTGACGTTGTCGCGAATCCAGTCGCGCAAATCCTCTTCGGCCGCCTCGATACCGTGGCACTCTCGGTAAGCCGACAGGCATTCCCACGAGATGCAACAGCTCAGATCGAGCAGGAACGGGTCGGCCGAATGCTCGTGCGGAGCGCCACCGAAGAAGAGTCGAGCCAACACAGCGTAAGGCCCGTCCTCTCCGCGATGACCTCGCGCCGCCGACTCGATCCGCGCGGCGTCCGGTTCGCCGAATCGCTCAACAAATTTCTCTCGCGTCGTCATGATGTCCCCCCACTCACGCCCGCCGACCAAACGCCGCCGCAATCCCGAGCCCGAGACCCAGGTAGCCAACGACGAACCCCGCCACCAGCCAAACGGGCCGGTCGAGAACCGACAGCGGAACCGACAGCCACGCCGACACGATTAGCGACCTTGCGATTGAGTCGATCATGATTTTACCTCTCGAAAAACCCCCGCCGGTTGACCGACCACGCATCGGGCCGGCGGGGGCACACACAGGAGAATCACCACGTATACACTCGCCACTTCCGCATGTAGCCGCGCCTCATCGGCTGCTTGTCCGCTTCGTCCGCGATGATCATGAATTTCCGCGCCAGGATTCGCAGGTCGTCGGGCCTCAGCTCCATCATTCCGGCAAGCCCGTCGACGGTTGCGAGCGGTTTTTTATCCCACGTCTGGCACAGAGTTACGTTGAGTTGGCGTTTCATGGTCTTCCCCCGAAATACCTGCCGAAGTCCAGCGCCTCACGAATTTCGTAGTCGCTGACCCGCCTTTCGATTTCCTGCGGCGATGTCAGGAACACGGTGCAATCGCGGCACTCGTACTGAACGGCCGACTCGCCGTGCGGAGCACCGCCGACCATTGGCCGGCAACATTTTGGGCATATCGGATTCATGTGGAACTCCCCACGGTCAACGCGACTTCGCCAGCCGCGTCCGCCGGGATGGTCGCCGACACTTCGACGATCTCCGGCAGTTGGATTTTCAGGTTCAGCTTCACGACGCGCCGGGCGAGATTGGTTTCGCCGTGCTCCTCGGCGTACTTCTCGTCAAGGGAGTCGCCATTGTCGGCGACGACGTAATCGCCGTTCTCGTCCAGCATCACGAACACTTCGACGTCTTGGAATTTCGGCATGATCAGTTCTCCTTGTGTGTTGCGGCTCTCCGTGAGCCGCCAACGCCCCCGATATTTGTCCGCCTCGGGGGAGGATGGGCGGGGTGTGGCTGTTACGACACGACGAGCGAAATGTCGCCTCCGAACGGGTGCACCACTGTCAGCGATTGGCCTTGAGAAATTGTCGCGTCGCATAGAAGGCAGTGCGCCCATGAGTACGCCAATCGGCCGCCAGCCATCGTGTTGTAACCGTCCCATGCCGCCCCGAAGAGGCTGGCGAGCTGACGGGCGACAGCTTCCGTAGTCGCGTCGTCGAATCGGCGACTGACGAAGACGTAATTCGTGCCGCCAATGTTGTTTCGATCCGGTTCGTAGCAGTCCGTCATGCCGTCGAAATGTCCGTCCTGGTATTTCTCAACGATGGCCCGCACCGCATTCGTCGGCGGACCATATGTGTATTCAATCGTCACCGACGAACCGCCCGAATACGACTCAGACCGTACTTTGAACTTGACCCCCGGAAGCGCCGATTTGAGTTCCTGGCGAATCATCTTGGCTGTGCTGGCAACTCGGCTAATCATTGTCGTTCTCCTTTGTGTGCGTCGTTCACCCGACACCCATATCTTAACAGCATGTCGAGTTGTCGTCAAGCCGACAATCCGATAATTCTGGAAATGTTTTTTTGTCGCTTTCGGCCCGGCGTCGGTGTATACTGGTCTGCGGAGGAGGTGAGCGATGGCGAAGAAGAAGGCGAAAACGAAATACGGGGCGCCGCTCCGGGTCGATGATGACGTCGTGCGGATGGCCCGCATGATCGACGCGGTTCGCGGCGGCGGGATTCAGCGGATCATTTCCGACGCGGCCCGGCCGGTGTTAACGCGGATCGTCAAGGAGATGGCGGCGGCCGGCGAATTCGCGCCGCCGACGAGGGAGGGGCAGGGATGAAGAAGATTAACGCGAAATTGTCGATCTCATACCCCAGCGATCGCACAGTCAGTATCACGCTGACCGATGAGTCCAGTCGAACCGACTTTTTCAAAGGCCGCATCAGCTACGACGAGTTCACGTCGGCGCTTTCGTCGCTTGCGTGCCGGCCGTTTGTTCACGCGGAAGTGCAACGGTTGGACGTCACTGGCAAAGTGAAAGAGCGGCAGAAAATGGAAATCGTCTGCCCGCTCAGGACTCATGACCGCGAAAAGCTGCGGGCGTGGCTGGAGCAGAACGCCAATCACCCAGGCTGGGAAGTGGATTCCTACCTGGGGTCTCAGGGGTCGGTTGCCACCGTCAACGGGCAAACTGTTTTGAGATACGCGATCTTCCGATACACTGATCCGCCGACGGGGGAGGGGCAGGGATGAGAAACGAGAGCGACGACTGGCTCGACCCTGAAGCGATTGAGGCCGAGTGCGACCACTGCCACGAGACGCGGCCGGTGTTGCGGCTCCCTGATCCATACGTCAAAGAACTCTATCCCGACGACGACGCCGAAAATTCCTGGTGGTGTCGGCCGTGCTATTCGGCGAGGGCCAACGACATATGACCATCGACCGCATCGAACTCGGCCGCCGCCTGGCATCGATCCGCCAGGCCGCCGGCACGACTCAGCAGCAACTCGCCGATGCCGTCGGCGTCGACCGCGTCACTGTCGCGCGATGGGAGTCCGGCAACCGCACCCCGGACTTGATCCAGCTCGGCCTGATCGCCGACGCCATCGGCCAGCGGCCCGCGACAGTGGCTCGAAAACTTTTCGATTTTTCCTCTTGACATCCTGTAACCGATCGGTTATATTACAAGTGTTGAGTGAGTCGCATGTCGCGACGAACCGACAAGTCGCCGGGTGATGCCGGCAGGGGAGATACGAAGATGACGACGACGACCAAAACTTATTCGATCTGCGACAGCAACAGCGGCGACAGCGGCTTGACGTTTTGTGAGTCCGTCGAGCGGATCGCTGAATGGTACGAGGACGCTGATTCGTGGGTCAACGGAGAGTCGGATGAGGCAATGAATGCCGCCATCCGCGAGGCGATCGACAGCGTCGAGCAACCCGAGTCTGGAGACGTTGCAACGCTCCAAGACTACGCCGACTCGATTTGTGACGCTGTTGCCGTAGCGATGGGCGGCGAGCCATTTTACGGCCACGGCAACTACTACGTCTCAGCGGCGGATCGTATCGGCGTCGCCCTGAGGGTCGAGGAGGGTGACCCGGTCGGGGGGGGCCGGGAGATCGTGTCGAAGCTGAAGCCGTCCTGAAGCTGCGAGCGGCTCGGAACTGAAAAGCAAAACCGGCCCCCCCCGACCGGGTCACCAATCGGGGGAGCGTCGGCGAGCGGACGTGCCGCTCGGGCTTAACGCGGCTACGCCGCAAGGGGATTGAGATGAAGCGAGTGCTGTTGTTCTCTGTCGGCGGCTACCACCCTTCGACGGGCGAATTGTCGTACTCAAACTATCAGGGATTTTCATCGGCCAGCGCGGCCGACGCATGGAAATCCACTCAATTAGGATGGTCGAGTCAAGAAACAATTAGCCATCCAGCCGATGCAGTGCCGCTGCGACCAGGATTGCCACTTGGTAGCCTCGTTTATTGGGACACGGTCGGCGGAAAGAGCCATTTCGGTTGGCTCAAAGAGTACGACAACGGGACGGCTATGATTCGCATGGACGAACAGACTCGCGCTGTTCGTGCGTAATGGCCCACACTAGCATGCCCCCAGGCTAGGCATTGCAGTATTTCCCTTTGTTTTTCGGCATGTTTTCGTAGCCTTTCTTGGATGTGTTCCGGGCGGCGACGAGGCTACGGCCCGGAGCCTGGCCGTCAACGAGATCCGCGGCTTGTGCAACAGAGCAGACAGAGAGGACGGAGCAGACACTGAACTGTGGCGCTCCTCTCTAGTGGAGCGAATGTTTGGCTCGAATTCGCTTGGCGGCGCTAAATTGCGTAGACCAGCGTTGCGGATCGCGCCGCGCGACACCCGCCACAACCACCTCTTCGGCCAGAAGGAGGACTTCGAGGACGGCGCCGGCCTTCGTTCCATGCTCTGGGCAGTCGCTCTGCGGATCAGGACGAGACGGCAGTTTCTCGCACGCGCATTCGTCGCAGGTCAATGCCATAACTCCGACCGAGTCGAGCTTCCAGACGGTGGTGTAATGGCGCCATGCCGATTGTGGGTCGACAGAGTCGCCGTCGTATGCCGACAGGAGCTTCTGATCTTTCGGCGTGGGTCGGAATGCCTGTGAAGTGACGTTTCCCGCTTGAACGAACGATGGGTGAATCTGGCGTAGCAAGAGAGTTGCGCCGGTCATTGTGTCGCCCCAAATCGGCGAAGTTTATCCGAAACCGTCTTCCAATTACCGTCATCGGAAAGTAGTATGGTCTCGCTATGATCGTCATCAGTGGCAAGTTCGAGTACGTGCCACTCACCGATCTTCTTCTCAACGTCGATTTCGAGTGAAATGTCAAAGTCGTCCAAAGACCATTCCGCGCGGACCATACCTTCCGGAGTAGGGTAGAGGAACGGGAGACGAAGATCATGGTCATAGTGACCTTCGATTGCCAACATCAACCAAGTCAATCCGTTCGAGTCGATGGCGCGGCCTTGGCCGTTATACCAGCCCGGTTTCAATAATTGGGACAATTCGGCCAGACGCACGCCAACGTCGAGCGCGGCCGGACTTGCACCCGGCACGCAAACGGGGCGGCGGGCCTTTTCTTCGAGGGGATCATTCCACACCCCGCGCCAGCGGCAACCGTCGCCGTGACAGCGCACCGTGTCTAGCACGACGATTTCGCCGCCGTCGGTCTCAGCCGTGTCGCGGCCGAAAAAGTGACTGCCGCAACGCGGGCAGGTGAAATCCATGGTCGCCTCGAAAATTCCTACGGTGCCGGCGTCGACTTCGACGGACGGCGGCACGAGTGCGTCGTCGTCCGTGGCGAGGACGGACTGCACCGGATCAAAGACGGCATGTACTCTTTATAGCTCCTATGGCCACACCCCCGGCCACTGACACGCGAACCACGCCTGATCCCCCACCAGCCGCCGAGCCGTCGCCAACGCCTCCCGCTTGCACTCCGCCGAATTCCCCGGCCAGCGAGCCGTCTTGACCGCCGACCAATACAGCCGCAGCCGCGACACCCGACCGATCTCGTCGTCGACCTGGTCCGTCACAATCGCGTATTCGCGGATCGCGGCCAGTTCCCGGAGCCGTTGATCGCAGAGCACCAGCCCCGCCTCCGCTTGCCACGCGAACGGCAAGTAGCCAACGTCGTCGAGTTCCGGCAAGCCGGCCACGCGATCGATTGCCGCACGACACCAGAGAATCTCTTGCCTGATCCGCGTGTCTGACCAGTGGTCCTTGTCCACGGCCGAGAGCCAGAGTTCGTGTCGTTGCCAGAATCGCTCGACAGCATGGCCGACGCCGGGCGGGAAGGTTTCGGGGAGCGGGCCGTCGCCCATGACCCACAGTTCGACGACCGCATCCGCCGCGTCGGGTGGCATGACAGGCGGGGAGATACTAAGAGCCAGGACGATCGCCCATGCGTTCATGGCTCAACCCCCTGGCCGCAGGTCCGGCACAAATCACGGGGAGGACGGCGGAAGTCGTCGAGCGCGACCCGCTGTTCGAGCCGTTCGAGCAGTCGGGCGAGATGCAATTTGAGGGCGTGCCGATCGGGAATCCGGTCGACGATCGCGGCCATTTCGACGTGGGCTTCCTGCCAATGGTCCATGGTTAGACCTCCGGTCGACACTCCTTGCACGGCTCGCCGCAGAATTCGCGCGTCCCCCAGCACAACCAGCATTCGGCTTCCGGCTTCGGAGTCGTTGACGACTGCCACAGGGCCAACGCGACAACTCCGACCGCGACACCGGCCAGGAAAACGAGCACGATCAGCATTTCACCACCTCATCGCTGTCTCGGTCCATCACCGCGCCGCACCTCGGGCACGTTCCGCAGCGGGTGTAGTTGTCGCTGCCGGCGGGCTTCGCACCGCGCGCACCGATCGCGACCGAACACCGCAACCGCTCGGCGGCATTGTCTGCAAGGACGGTCGGATGGGTGGATAGCTGCCGGTAGAGCCACAGCGTCACGTCGCGGTCAAGTGTGATGGGGTTGTCTGGACGGTCGAGATCGCGAATCGTCACGCCTCCGCCAGGATCGATCTTGTAATGCCAGTCGGTCATCGGTGGTCCCTCACATTGCTGCCGAATCGACGTCACGCTTGAGCCTCCTTGAAGTCGGCGTAACTCTCTCGGAGCGACGCTTCGCGGCGGTCGATGCGGGCGCGCTGCTCGGCGATCAAAGCAAGGCCATGAGCGAATGCGGCGTCGATGCTGGCGAAAAGCCTTAGCGTGTCGTTATGGCCGCCGTGCAGATAGAACACGCCGCCGGTGTCGAGTTGGATGTTCCAACCGCTGCCGAGGATTCCGTTGGTGCGACGCACATCAACGACGACCGCCGAATACAATCGCACGCAGACGAGATCTGTCGCCGCGAGCCAGTAAACCGTCTGACCCACGACGAACGGTTCCGCGTCACATCCCACACCAGCGCCGCGAGCAGGGCCAGAGCCATCAATCCTGTAATTCCAGTCGGTCATCGGTGGTAGTACCTCACAACCCCAGCGGCCAATCCTTGCGAATCGATGTAATCTGCACGACCTCGACGTTCTCCGCGAACCGTCGCCACGCTTCACGATCCCGGCGATCGTCCCACAGTTCGAGCACGAATTTCGACGCCCAAATCACGCGACTATCGAACAGGGCTTTCCGCCCGTTGTTTTTCGTCAGCGCGAAGTATGGCCGGAAGTCGACGCCGCACCGCCGGAAGTCGTAGAGGGTTTGCATTGTTCGGCCTCCAAATCGCCACGCCCCATCGGTCATACCGCACGCTTTTCGCAACGCCGAACCAGATCGGCATGTCGGGAAGGTCGATCATTTCTTGCCCTTCTTCGCGGCCGGCGTGATTCGGTACACGTCGACCGGCTGCATTCTCCCCGTGATCGCCTGGCGAGGCTCGCGGCGGTGATGCATCCGGCCGGCTGCTTGCGCCAGTCGAAGGATTTTTCGGACACGCTCGATCGAGACATTCCACGCCGCCGCAAGCTCGGGCGTCGTCAGAAAACCTTCGGTTGGCGTCGCGTCCTGGCCGAGTTCGGCGAGCAGTTCGTCGATGGTGATTGATTCCAGCTTCATGCGACAGCACTCCGGGCCACGGTTTGAACGAAAGAACGACAGAACAATTCCCCATGCGCGTATCGCAGAACGATCCCGCCGAATTGCGGGGTCGCCAGACGGGCGCCGGGAATTTTCCACGCAAACGGTGTCTTGCCCTGCCAGGCCGGCGTCACGACCGCCAGAGCCCGGCCGATGTTGCCGTCGGCCTGACCGGTCGCGCAAGTGATTTCGATGTGCCGATGACGATGGGAACGGACGATACAATCGGGCGGCCGTTGCCCCCATCGCGCCGCCTCGACGAACGATTCCGTCAGTTCCTTGTGGACTGCCGTCGCTTCGTAGGCCGCGCTGCCGGTCGTGCCGACGTGGTGGAGCGCGTGAATCAGCTTCGGGCCAACCATCTTCCACAGGTCGTACCTGGCGTGCTGTCCGAGTTCGTTCGGAATCGCCCCGAGCCGTTTCGCGACCCGTTCCTCTTCGACGGCCGACTTGCCGACGTGGGCCTCGGTGCCGCGAATGTGATAGTACCGCCCGTCACACGCCGCGACGACCGGCTTGAGCACGCTCACCGCGAGATTGCCCTGGTCTTCGAGGTTGTTGCTGATTTGCGTTGTTGAGCCGTGATGTACGCCGTCGATCGCGTCTCCGTTGTGCAAGACGGCGAACGGCTCGCCGCGAGTCGCCTCGGGAACAAACTCGTCCCAAAAATGCCGCCAGAACGCCCAAAGCTTGAGTTGGAGAGCGGACGGCTTGTATTGGCCGCCGTCGTCCAGTTCGACGCCTTCGGGCGGGCAGAGTGCGACGCGGCAGCCGAAATGTGTGTCACTGATGACGACGAGATTATTAATCGTCTCGACGGGCTTCTTTCGCGGCATCGATGCCCCCTACTATCGGTCGAGACCGTATTTCGTTTCTTGGACGTCTTCCATCGCGCCGGCCCCGCGCCATCGCGGATTTCCTTCGCGAAACCGCCCGCAGCCCGAGCGGTCTTCGTCGCTGAGCCGGCATCGCCAGCACGTCAGAAAGACGCCGTCGCTGAGGAATTCACGGCCGCATTTGCAGGGCACGATGCCGAGAGCGGAGCGGTCGATTTCGTCGGGAAAACTGGTCCAGTCAGGCATGGGATTCACCGCCGCCATTGCCGGATGAATTCGAGAACCTTCGCGATGTCGTCGCGGTAACGAATGAGCAGCATGAGGACCATGAAAATCGGCATCCCGGCCGCGCGGGCCTCTTGCTCGACGTCTTGGGGGATGACGCCAGCCATCGCCATGTCGCCCGTCGCCATCATCGGCATCGGAGCGGCTTCGGCCTGGGATTTGGCTGCGATTCGCCCGCGAACGTAGGTCACGACAATCGTCACCGCGCCGACGAGGGCGATGGCCGACGTCACAATGGTTGTGAGCGCTCCTTCGAGAGTCGCCTTGTCCGCGCTGGACACGACGCCGAGAGCGACGGCGAAGGCAAGGACGTTGCCGATCAAGCTGAGCCAGAATTCGGTGGTTTTGATGCCTGGTTTCATTGCGGTCTCCAAAAAAGTGCGGCATCCATGCCGCAGGGTCTAGCGGACGATCGTGCATTGACCGTTGACGCAGTTCATGCGGACGGCGGCTGGCGCCGGTTGATTTGCGGTCGGGCGAATCGAGGGCGGAGCAACCCGCACGGACGACGCCGCCGCGGGCGAGACGGACGCCGGAGCGTAGCTGACGGACCGCCGAGCCGAGCCGCAACGCCCGCCGCGGCGGAACAGGCGACAGAACAAGCCGGCTTCGGCGACAGACGCCAGCGCCAGAAGAACGGCCACGACAAGAGCCAATCGACGCATTGTAATCTCCGTGAAATCACGCCGCGAACGCGACGGTCAACGCGACCGCCGAATCAGGGCGCATCCTCTGGCCGGTGATCCGGCCCACTCCGTTGTCTCCGTAATTCACCCAAGAGTTCAGGATGTCCAGGGCATAGCGGTTGTGGATGTCCCGTTTGTTCGCGGTTCGCTTGGTGTCGACGAATCGCAGGCCGAGCACGGAATGGGTCCACCAGTTGAATTCAACGGGCGTCGGCACGTTGTCGATGAGCAGCGTGAAAACCTGTTCGATCGACAGATTGCGTAGGCCAGGGTGCTTGCCGGCGTCCCACCATCCTTCAGAAATGCGGTTCTTGGCGGCCTCGATCGCCGTCGACGGAGTCCACAGCGACGGACTCGCGTTCCCCTGCGGCCAGAGCGATTGAGGGGCGACGCCATGCGTCATCATGCGGTCGAACGCCAGCGCCGCCCACGCGCCCTCATTGCGGCCATTTTTGATCGGCCCAGCGACGGAAAATGCCGACAAAGGGACGTAAGGCTGATTCGCGACCGCCCGCTGAAGCATCAGGGCGTGAACCGCCGAATGGGCCCAGCAGTAGCCGTAGCGTCCTTGGTCGAGGTACGGAATCGGCCCGCCGTTCGGCCCGCGGCGGTTTCGGATGTGCCAAAGGCTTGACTGCTTCGCCTCTTGCTCGGCGAGCAGCTCCGGCCACGTGTCGACGTCGTAGGTCTTGAGCAGCGACGGCGACGCCCCGTAGGCAGGCTGGACGGCGACGTCACGCTCGACGTAGCCGTGCCCGAGTCCGTTGATGGCCTGCGACTCGATCGGCGTCGTGTCGTCAATGATCCATTTCGGGTCCATGTCACTCATCGCTGGAAAACCCCCTTGATCGTGTCGAGAATTTTCCCGCCGTCAGGCAGCGGCCCCGCGAAGCTGTTCTTGCCGTCGGTGACAATGAGCCGCGGTAGCACGTCGGCCTTGATCTTCATCGCATCTTGCCACCATGGCGGCGCGTTTTCGAGCCCCTGAATGTCCGGGTCATACATCCGCCATGCCGGCCAGCCGTTCTCCTTGACGCACGTTGCGTTGAGGTAAGTTTCCATCGCCGCCGATCCGAGCTCCGACACCTGGCTCGGCGTCAGCTTCGCGCCGGTGGGAGTTCTCTCGAACACGATCAGCACTCGCGGCCCATCGCTGGGGATGACGTCTGGTTTTGGTTCGGGCGGTTTCGGCGGGGTCGGCGGCTTTGGTTCTGGCGGCTCGGGCGTCGGCGGAGGCAGCGGAGCCAGCCCCATATCCGCCAGGATCCAAATGACCGGGCCAACGCCCTTGTGCTCGCATTGCAATCCCAGGTAGCAATTCTCCGCAACCTGCGATCGGCGAGACAGTAGGACGTCGTTGCCGAATTGCTCGACCTGAAGATGCTTGGAGTTGCCGGGATACTCCACGACTCGAACCGCGCCGATCGTCTTCAGCGGCACGCGAATCATGCCCCGATCCGGAATCACGACCTTGTCCGCGACGATGAGCGGCCGGTCGTCAGTCGGTTCGACAAGCGGCTTCGGTTCGGGCGGTGCGGGCGGGGTTGAGTCCGGCAGTGTTCGCCACGTGCTCCATCCGCCGAGCAGCAGCGCCAGGGCGATGCCGGCTGCGGTCAGGTAGGTTTTGATTTGGTCCATCAGCCAGCATCCCCCGGTTCCGTGCCGCATCCGAGGCCACGCAACTCGCACGTTCGTTTCAGTTCGGCGATATTGGCGGCGGTGCTCGCCCCGGTCCTTTCGATCGCTTCGAGCGACCGCGTCTGTTTTTCCAGGTTGTCCGAAAACGTGTCCACATTTCGCTCGACCTTGTCGAGGAACTGAAACGCGCGGTCTCGCGACGGGAGCACAATGTCTCGCCACGCGGCAGCGGCGGCTTTCCAGGCTGCAATGGCGAACCCGGCCAGAAGCAGGGTGGGCAGCCCATAGCGGGCCGCGATTTCCATGGTCTCCATCCCACTACCCTTTCTTCCTGTTGACGTCGTAAGCGTCCTGAATCAGCATCGGAACCAACAACCACCACATCAGCGGCGAAAAATCCCAGCCGGTCACGAGACCGTAGATTGCCAAAATTCCCAGCCACCAAATCGTCATTGTGTCCCCTTCCGTCTTCGAATCATCACCACATCACGCCGCGGCGATTCTGAACGACGCGGCCAGCGATTGTTCGAGTCGCTTGCGGACGGCGGCGGATACGGCAGACGGAACAACGATGCACGCGCCAAAATCCAGAGCGGCGTTGAAGCCTCCCGAACCACGGCCGAGCGTTGCGACCGAATCGACGAATCCGTAAGGATTCGCGTTCAGCGACGACGCCACGCCGTTACGGAACAGTTGAAACGTCGAGCTGATTACCTGAGACTGAATTTCCGTCACGCTTGAAGCTACCTGGTCGTACTGTTGTTGCCGTTTGTGGCCCGAGGAATCATGGCAGACGGACGGGTACGAATATCCGTCCCCGAAATAACGATCCCACGAATCCGCAATGTTCGTCGAGAGTAAGAATCGACTAGCGTCCGGAGAGTAATAGGCCATGACGACGGTCGCCGCGCTTGGCACGATTGATGAGATAGACGCGATCTCCATGTATTGATTCGATCCGAATCTCACCGTTGCCTGTCCGTTAAGGACAGCCGCTTTGAACGTCGGCTTGTTGCCGGCCGACGATTGCGTAGCGTTATTCGACGTGCCCGACCTCCCCGTCCACGTTTCCACAGCATCACCGTCCGCGAAGCCGGTGAGGAAGCGGGCGTCGAGCGCAATGACTGCGCCGCAGGATGCCGGGTTCAAATGTCGTTGGCGTCGCGTGAGCATCAGAACGACACCTCCACCCCGAGAAGCCGAGCGTCAACGCCGAGATTGTCGCTGGCCACGTCTCTGGACACCTCGAACAGGACAAGAGCGTTTGCCGCCGGACTGCCGGTGATCGTGATCGCGGACGTCGCCGCCGTGCGATGCAGGTCGCCCGCAGTGATGAGCGTATCGCTCACACCGACCGCAGTTCCGCGAGCCGTGTCAATCGCGTCGTCATCGGCCAGAGCCCGGCCGGCAAGCTGAAATTGAACCGTTCCGCTCCCGCTGTCGGCGGTCCAGAAAAACCGAGCCGTTACCGTGCCGCCGGAGTAATTCGACGGCATGGCGAGCATGAACTGGGCGTATTCCTGCGTGGTCGTATCAAAATCAAGCGTGTCGTAATTGGCCCGGTTCGAGCCGCCTTCGCTTGCGTTGACACCAGGCCCGTTGGTGACGCGGGGAATCATCGCAGCGGCTGGAATCCAGAGATTTCGAGCGCCGGCGGAGACGTCCTGAAACGTCGGCAACGCCCCGGCCCCGTTGCTCGTCAGAACTTGCCCGGCTGTCCCGACACTGGCGACGGATTGCTGCTCCCCGGTTGATGTCGTGCCCCCACAGACGACCGCGTAGGCGGTGGCCGACGTCCTCCCCGTTCCGCCAATCGCAGCGCCGATGGGAAACGGGTTGCCTTCGCTGACGACGAAAAAGCCGTTGCTTTTCCACATCGCACCGGCGTCGCTTGGGTCGCTGGTCGGAGCTGTTGGGATGATATACCCGTCGTTTTCCCAATCGAGACTGACCCCGCCGGAGGGGCCGTTGAGACTGCGATTGTTCGGATCGATGCTGACGTTATTCTCGCTAGCGTGGATGGCTCCACCTCCATCGCACCAGATTCTCGACCCGGTCGGCATATAAATAACGCCGCCGTCCTTCATTTGGATCGAGACATTCTCCATAACGATGTCTGTCCAGCACTTGATGGTTCCGCCGGTGTACGTGACGTAAACGGTGCCATCGGCGGCAATTAGTTGCCGGTTATATGGATCGATGGAGGCGTACGTGCCGTCGGTGATGACGGAGCTTCCGCTAAAGGCGACGTTGCCTGTCATCGTGCCGCCGGCGAGGCTAAGCTTCGCATCCAACGCCGTTTGCGTCGCCGTACTCACCGGCTTGTCCGCGTCGCTTGTGTTGTCGACGTTGCCGAGGCCGACCTGCGACTTTGTGACGCTGTGCGGGTTGCTCGTGTTGCCGGTGTGCGAGGAAAGGGAGGACGCAACAGCCGACGCCGAACCGGCCGGATCAGCGCCGACGTCGTCGTAATCCAGCGTCCACGACCGATTCGCCGACAGGTCGTAGGTCGTGCCGTTGATCGTCAGTGTGCGGGACGTGGGGACGGCGCCGGAAAGCGTCGGCAGCGAAGCGTAGGGCGTGATGGACAACGCCCCGCCGATGGCCGTCTGCGTCACGACACCTGGCCCGGTCGCCGACAAATTGGCTTCCGTGCCGCCTCGAGACAGAGACAGAACAGTCGAGCTGGCAACCGGCACCTCGTCGAACGACGCGCTGTCGTTCAGCGTCCACGAAACCCGCGACAACACGGCTTCAGAGCCAACGTCGACACGACGGATTTCAAGCAGCCACGAGCGCGAGGCGAGGGCTTGCGTGTCAGACGCCGCGGTAGACAACCTGAACGCGCCGCCGGATGTTTTGTTGGAAAACGACAAATCCGTCCACGACTTGACCGGCCTTTCGCCGATCGACGTGGATAAGGTCGCCTTGAGCGTCCAGTTTGTGACGTCGGTCGTCGCCCCGGATTGCGTGAAATTGAACGTGCTCGCCTCGCCCACGGTTCCGAGCGCGGACTGGTCGGACAGCGTCGATAGGTCGAGGGACCATTGTTTCGCGTAAGTTGGCATGCCTGTCGAGTCTACCCCGTTGGTGGGGTTGTTCAACTCGACTTGGGGGAGGCTACTGGCGGGGGAGGGGCGTTAGCCGAGTTCTTCCCAAAATTCTCGGCGATGGCGTGCTTTCGCGAGAAATCGCCCGATTGCGATTCCCAGCGTCAGGCCGCCAAAAATGAATGACGCCCCCACCATCATTATCAGGTCGAACCAATTAAGTTGGAACATGACATCCCTCAAGTGTACTGGAGATGCCGTGTGCAGACCCAGCCCTCATCAAGACTGTTGCTGCGGCGAAACTCCCACGAACCGCCGCTCGACGCGCCGACGGTGCTTCTTACCTCCGATGCGTCGAGTAGAAGCTGAAACCCGGTGTCGAGGCTACCATTGATGCGATCACCGCTGTACGGCTCGACCTTGACTCCGACACCGGCCGTAAAATCCCACCGAACCGCAATCAAAACTCGGTCATTTATCGCCGAGTCTGCGAATGACGGCAGAGTGATGACTGGATGCGGGTCGCCGGGTTGAACCGGGATCGCTTCCCACACGCTCGCCGAATAGTCCGACGTTTTCAGGCTAGTCCAATAATAATCAGTCCCGGCCGCATCGTCAAAGAAAAACGCCGCCCCCACCAGGTTATTCGTCACGACGGCCAGCGTATGAGACGCAAAATCACTGGTGACGGTGATAATCCACGGATCGCCTGGGAGTCCGTCGCCGGTCATCGACACCGTCTCGCCGGACGCCGCCTCAATCGCCGCGTCAACCGCCGACGTCCCAGCCGTGTAGTCGAGTTCGCTCGTCTCCGTGCCGCCGTCCATCGCGAGTGTGTACGTGCCCTCGCTGGCGTTGATGACGACCTCCCAGATCGTCGGCGTGTCGCTGCCGTTGCCGTTCTGCGTTCGCGTAATCGTGACCGTGCCGTCGCCGTCTCCTTCGTCGTCGGCCGATGTCATGTTGACGATTGTTCCGTCGTTGACCCGCCGCCCGTTGTAGCCGACGGCTCCCGTCACCGTCGCTTTCGTGCCCGATCGACCACCCGATTTGACAATCAGGGGGACATTTGGACCAGTGGCGCACATCTCGACCCAGGAATGCGACGGCACTCCGTCTACCAGCTCCGACGATGTGATTTTGGCCGGGAAATACTTCTCCCCGTCGTATTCAAAAGCATAGGTCTTCGTCCCCGTCAAATCGTCCGCATCGCTGTCCACCGTTCGCGACGCATACGAACCGGTCTCCGAAAACGTCCACGGCTCAGCCCGCGTCCCGCTGCCAGAAAACGACGTGAACGTCAGCCCGGTTGCTGATTCCAGTTCTGTTTTGATGTCCGCCGCCGTGGCGTCCGACGCGATCGCCGACGTCTCGTCGCCGTCGACCGTCAGCGTAAATGTTCCACTCGACACGTCGTCCAGGAACAGTTCGAACGCCGTCGATACGTCCGCTTCGTTGCCAGCGGTCGTCACCTCGAACGACAGCGTCGGAGAGTCGCCGAAAACGTGCTTCAGCCAAACGATTGTCCCGAGCTGAACACGCCGGTTGTTGATTTCGACCGTGTTGTATTCGCCGAGAGCGGAATCCGATGGTTCCGACGGCAAATCCGCCATCGTGTCGAATTCCAACCGTTCACAGGTGTATTGCCAGACCTTCGTCGAGCTTCCGACACGCCGCCGCGCCGCGATCGACGCCGGGAAAAAGTCGCCGGCGGAAGGCTGAGACGTCACCACTTCCCAACGGCCGCTGTCCGCGTGCCACGAAACGTAGACCGTGGCCCCGGATGTCGCGACGACGACGCCGGCATCGTGAGCCGAGTCGTAAACCGTCACCGGATCGCCGCGCAGCGTCATCGTCTTCGCGGCCGCATCGTACAGCAAAAACTCGCCAGCCGCGTACCAGCCGCCGACAAGTTCCTCGTCCAGCACAACCCGCCGAAGCGTGATGGTCGTCGGATCAAGCCAGAGGAGCGGGCCGCCGATGCCGTCTTCGATGACCAGAGGCGGCGCGGCCGAAATCGACCGCGCGGCCGTCACCTCGTCCTGGATGCGAGACACCCACTCGGCCGAGACTCGATCGCCCGGACGTTCGCCGAAATTGCGCAGGGAGGGATGGAGCGACATTACGGCACCGAGACAACGTATTTTGAGGGTCGGAACAGATTCGCCATGTTAGCAAAATCAAAGATATTCACGCCTTTTTCCATGACGATGAAATTAGTCCACGGCGCGTTGAGCGCCGTCGTCCGCTGTGCGACTGCCTCGTACCAGCCTTCCGGCGGATCGTTCGGCGGGTTGGACGAATAGCTGTCCCGCTTGATCGGCGGCAAAAACACATGGTTGTGGCCTGGGTAAATCTCCTGCCCTCCACGCAGGGCAAATTCGCTGGATCGCTGCGCGAACTTGAACATATAGGTAATGTCGTAGAACCGTCGCCCGAACGGCGACATCATCGGCTTCAATTCGACAGCGAGAAGAAGCAGCGTGCCTTTCTTGAACCCGTTGAATTCTCTGTCATTGACACGCCCCAGGCAATTATCGATCGCAAAATTGGTATTGTCCGGGTTGTATACCCGGCTCGGTACGGCGTCTTCCGGGATCTGATGCCAGGTGACCGACAGATTGACGGACGAAAGAAGCTTGTTGATGCCGGCCGCGATCGGCACCTCAGCTTTGTTGTTCGCGTTCCCAGAATAGAGCCCCGCGTAAAAGTAAGCGTTGCCGTGGCCGCCGATCTGGACCGTTTGCACTTCCGTTTGAGGCCGGCAAAGCCGCGTGATGTAGCGTTTCCAAAACGACTCGTCAGGAAAGCCCGATCCCTCGCTCGACATTTCTCCGACGAGTTGGGAATCGGAGATGATTCGATACGTCCGCGTCGCGAAATTGACCGTGCATCGTGCTTTCGCGTAGCGGGCTTGAGCGTTTTTGTCGTCGCCGGTGTAGCAGACCGAATCGTCCGGCACGCCGAGCCCTTCAATGTCTACCGAGGTCGCGTACAGAAACGGCTCGCGCTCGTCCGTGTTGTCAAAATTCAGCGTCCACGGCAACGATCGTTTGATGTGCCATCCGCTACCGACGACGTTAGTGTCGTCCGTGTGCTGGTAGTGGTCGCCGATCACGTATTCCGCGAACATTACCGAGTAGTCCCAGGGGATGTCGACCGTTCGAACGGCGCTGGAGCGGTCCCATTCGAGCCGAATTCGCGGGGAGCGAACCGGGCCGATAATTTCCTTCCAGTCGATCGTTTGACCGCCTGATTCCGGTGTAAAGTCCACTGTGACGCTCTCCAACCCCCTGCCCGGTGGTTGGCGTCGTCATGCCGTGCCGACTCGAATATCCCGGACAGCCGTAACTGTGTTGCCGGTGTTGGTGTCGATGGCCGACAAGTGCTTCAGGTTCGGCAGATTGTCCAGCTGGATTTGCAGCAACTGTGCTTCAAGGCTGCCGCCGCTGGCCGACGCCTGCTGGATGCGTTTCCACGCCTCTTCTATGCCCATGAACTGAGATTGGAAGTTGGACGAGTACAGCATGTCACGCTGCGGCCCGCCGGCGACGCCCTGGATTCCGTTCGCCTTGATGCCTTGAAGCGTGGCAAGCGCCACCCGCAACTCGTTCCCGCGAGCGATCGGGGCGCGGGCCTGGTCGACGGCCATGTCGCGAGTTTGCATCGGCCTGGTGATGTTCAGTTGCCGGTCAAAGCGGTTCCTGGCCTCATCGCTGACGAATGGATTCCAGTTTGCCACTCTCTGCAGCCAGTTATGCGCTTGAACGAATGCGTTTTCGCTCGTCTGTAGTATTGGGTTTTCCGGCTGCGGTATCCGCTGGGCTCTAGCCACGTTTACGGGCGCAGCCTGCTCCGCCGGCGCATTCGCGGCAATCTGCCGCTGCGTGGCCCGAATCTGCGCGTCGAGAATCGCCTGCCTCTGAGCCGGCGGGGCTTGCAGGTACGCTTCCCGCAATCGCGGGTCAGCAAACGCCTGCTCGAACTGCGATTGCGTCACCGGCTGACGCCTCATGTTTTGCTGGCGGATCACTTCGAGATCGTTTTCCGAACGGGCGATGCTGTTCGTGTTGGCTTGCGACGCCTGCGAAAAACTGTAGAGGGCGTACGCGACGCCGCCGACAGCCGCCGCGATCAGTGCCAGCTTGAGAAACGCGGGATTCGCCATCAACGCCGTCATGTTTTTTGACAGCGATACGATCGCAAGCCCAGCCCGCGTCACAGCCGAACTGATGATCAGAAAACCGCCGGCGACGGTGCTCGCCACAATCGCCCACTTGCCCCACTGGCCGATAAGCGCCTTCGTTTCCGGCGACAGCTCCCGGAACCGCTGCGACATCTGTTGCACCCACCGCGCGACGTCGAGCACGGCCGGCAGAAACACAGTCCCGATCTCGGCGCCGAGCAGTCGAAACGATCCCGTCAACGTGTTGAGCGTTTCCGGCGACGCCGAACCGACCGCGCCGAATAGAGACAACGCCCCGCCCGCGGCCCCGGCCAGCGACAGCGTCGACGTCAGTTGAGAAATTCCGCCGAGTTTATCCTGAACCTTTTGCAGCGACGCGCCGACGACGCCCTGCTCAGCGACCATCCGCCGCCAGTTCTCGACCTCCATCCGCTGTTTGTCGATGCGGTCCCGCTGGATTCTGGCCCGCGAAAGCTCCTTGCCCTCCATCGAGTTCGTCAGGTCAAGCTGGGCTTTCGAGTAGGCGATTTGTTTCGTAACGGCCGCTCGTTCGGACGTCTGGTCGACTTTCGCTCGATTCCGCTGAAGCTCGGCCCCCTGCGGCGTTTTTGCCAGCTCAAGATCGGCATCGGCGTAGTGGGCCCGTTTCGTAACGGCCGCTCGTTCGGCGAGTTGATCCGCACGCGTCATGTCCCGCTGTAGTTTTTTGCTGTCATACGTCGCTGCCAGTGCCAGATCTTCGGCCGCGTAATCGGTACGCTTAACCACGTCGGCGCGTTGCTGAGTTTGCGCTTGCCTCGCCTTTTCCCGCTGAAGCTCGGCCCCCTCAGCGCTTCTCGCCGCATCCAGGTCCGCCCGCGAATACGCCGTCTGTCGCGCCAGTTGGGCGCGTTCTTCGGCAACCGTGGCCGAGCGATCGGCCATCGCCATATCTTGAAATCGCGACGATTGGAACGTCGCGCGATCCAGTTCCGCCATCTGGTATCGCTTGCCGGCGATCTTCTGGATTTGGGCGATTTTGGCGATGGTTTGTCGTTGATAGAGATTGGCGCTGTTGTCGAGAGCCTTATCGAACGCACGCAACTCGTCGCGCAGCGCGACCAACTCCACCTTGCCGCCGCCGCGAAGGCTGATGTCAATGAAAAGTTGTGCGAGTCGTGACATCATCGCCCCCAGGTTCGGTCGCGAATCACCTGCGACTGGTACTCAGCGACCCGCCGCTCGATCTCGTCTTTGGCGACTCGCTGCTGCTCCAAGGAGAACCGGAAGCCCTCGATCTGAAGGAACTCGGCCCACTTGCGATCGATGTGCTCCTCTGACATGCCCCACGCCCGCCACTTGTCGCGGAACCTGTCTTCTTCCGATCGCTTCGGCGGCGCCGGCATGGCCACGTTGCCAGCCTCGTCTCTCTCGTACCAAATGATGCCGGCCACCTGCGCCCAACTCAGGCGGCGGATGGTTGCGATTGTCCATCCGGTTGCGTCGACAATGGAGGCAATGACGAATCGCCATCGGATTCGTGTTGGCTTGGCCCCGGCGTCGCGGGGCTTCCCTCGTTTGGGTCGAGCGCCAGTTGGGCCGCGAGATCCTTCTGCACGAGCAGAAACAGCTTTTCCCACTCCGCTTCCACAATCTCCGCGACCGTCTTCGAGTCGATGTCGGGGTGATGCTGAAGGATGCGGAAATAGGTAATCTTTTTCTGGCCGCTCAGTTGCGTCAGCCGCTTTTGACTCGTTTCGCCGAAGAAGTCGAAGACGCCTTCCGCGGACAGTTTCGCGACTGAGTCAAACGCTTCCGCACGCGAACCACCCGACCGCGCGGCGAACCGCAGCAATCGGTCGAGCGTTTCGCCGGCCAGCCAGTCTTCCCACGCCCCCATCACTTCCAGGGTGATCGGGCCGAGTCGATAGGTTTTTCCGCCGTGCTCGACCGTTCCTTCCAGGCCCAGGGCTTGCGATAGTTCCGTCATCAGGACACCGCCGCCCCGGTCGGATAGGACCAGCTACCGTTGCCGGTCCCCTGAATCGTGTCCGACATCGCCGCTTTCACGTCGGCACGCTGCGGCATGCGACTGATGAACAGATAAGGGATGTACCAGAACGGGCCGGCTGTGTCGTTCAGGTAAAGCTTGACCAAGGCCGCGTCGTCCCCCGGCTTAATCACGTCGTAAATGTTCTCCAGCCCGTTGTCGTCGAGCTGAATGTTGACGGTCAGCTTCTTGATGCCGCCGATGACCTCGTGGTAGCCGCCGCCCTCAAAATTGGTCACGTCAAGCTCATCGACCTGCGGCTCGACGTCCCATTGCTTTGCGACGACGACGGTCGCCCCAATGCGAACCTTCGCGTTTTTCGCGGAGTATGCGATAAAAGCCATGTGACTTCTCCTACACCCCTGCCAGGCGAAGAAGAAGATTGAGAGCCGTTTACGCGACCGAGACGCCGGTGGAGGTCAAAAGCAGCTTGATGACGGTCGTCGATGTGCCGTAGCCGACGATGAAAACGCGATCCGTCGACCCCAGGTCCGAAAACTCGCCGATGGAGCCGGCGGCGTCGTTGGCGTAGTACACGGTTCCGGCCACCACGGTTGCGCCGATCGTGATGCTGCCGCCGGTTTGAACGGCCCCCCACTGATTCGCCGAGCACGGCGACAGGGCGATGCCGGTCGTGGTGCCTTCGCCGGCCTGGAGCGCGGTGCCGTCGCATTGCAGCTTGTACCACTTGTTATCAGCGGTGCTGCGGTAGACGGGTTGACCTTGCGTGACGGCTTCGCCGAATTGTGCCGTTTGCTTCGTCGCGTCCGTGCTGGGAAGGACGTTCGCGGCCGTGATCGAAAGAACTGCCATTTTTGATCTCCCGCACCCCTGCCAAGTGGTGAGGAAAGATCAAGCCCCCACGGGAAGCTCCCGGTGGAGGCTATATTCGTACTCAAAATCCGCCTGGCCAACAACCGCATTGTCTTCTTGCCGGAGCGCCGCCACGCCGACGCGGTAGCTGGCTTTCGACCACCGCGTCACATGGGCGTCAGTTACCGAAAAACTGGAATTCGGCGTCATGATGCACTCGTCGAACACAGCCATGACGGCCAGCGCCAGCCGCTCGACCTCCGCGACGCCCAGGGCAAAAATCGTGAATCCGAACGAGCCCTGCTCCTCGTAATCGCGTTCCGTCGTGTACTCAAACCGCGCCGGCGCATGCTCGAAGCGGATGAACGGCAGGTTGACCTGCTCTTTCACCATTTCCAGCCAGAGTCCATCGGAATCCGAAAACTCGTCCGCGACGTCCGACGCGTCGAATTTGGCAATCACAGCCTGCGTCATGGTCGCTGCCGGCATCAGATAGCTCCGTCTACGATCCGCTCAATCTGCGCCCGGAATTTGTTCGCGGTTCGCAAGATGAATCCGTGACCCCCTGGACCAAATTCAAGCCGCTTGGCGTACTTCCCGACTTTGCCGCCCGGTGGACCGTAGACGCCCACGCGGCCCTTTGTTGGCTGCTCGCCGCCCTCGAAAAGCTTCATCGGTTCCAGCATTTCATGCGTGATCGAGCTTCGCAGTTTGCCCGAGAGTTTTCGCGGCGGGTCGCCCTTGATCGCGGGCGCGGATTGATAGTGAACGCGGATCTTATTCGGCGCCCCGTGGCCGCCCTTTGGGAACACGAACGACGACGCCCATCGCACCTTGGCCCCCTGCATGTAGGGAGATGGCTGAAGCTTTCTCGGCGGCGCTCCAGGCCACAGGAAGAACGCTTTTGCGGTAGCTGGGTCGTAGGTCTGATAGCCGGCGACGTAATACCGGCCGCCCTTCCTGTCGGTCAAAAGCACGCGGGGCGCCGGCACGGACAGCGTTTCCTTGATCGCTGTTTCCAGGAACACGGTCGCAGCTTCCAGGCCGCGGCCGGCGGCGCGAATCGCGTCGTTGTACAGTCTCGGATTCCACTGGAAGTTACTCATGACCGCACCTGTTCCTCGACGTCGACAATCGTCGGCCAGACGTCGTAACCGAAAGCTGCGGGCCGCAGTCCTTGAAACAAGAACGTGTGGCCGTTGCTGACAAGGCGGTCGCCAGGCAAAATCGTGATCGCGTCCGCTAAATAGATCGTGTGTGACACGGCCAAATTTTGCTGCATGTACTGCTCACGAACCCGCCCGCTGGCAGGCTGAATGTCGCATGCGCGATCGGTGTAGAGGTCGGCGTAGGTTTGCACCATGCCGCCCGAGGCGTCCTTCGTGACGGTTTGTCTTTGGACCGTAACGCGGCTGCGGCACATGCTGCGGAGGCTCATATGTGAACCCCCTTGTAGCGCAGCATTGTCGACCGCACGCCGCCGAGTTCGGGAATTGCCCCGCTCGCCGACTGCTGACCGACGGAATACGAGTAGCCGCCGAGAGATTCCGAATTGACCGGGACGCCCTTGTCCGCTGAACGTCGGATGTAGGCCGCCAACTGGCACACCGCAGACCGGACGTCCATCGGCAACGTCGGAAATCCGGCAATGTACGAAACCTTGATGTTCCCCAGCCCCTCAATCGGCTGCAAAAGAAGTTGGCCAGGCGTGTACTGCGACCGCATTGGCCAGACCGTGCCGACGCGCTCGAGCATGCCGCTGTAGCTGCATGGCGTCGTTGTTCCTGGAAGGCAACCGTCCAGCCTCAGAACGTAATCCGTGCCGTAGGTGAGCAGCGTCGCCGACGCAAAAGCGCCGTCAGGGTTTTGGCCGAACCGTCCGCTGTTGTCGAGGTAGACCGTCAGCCCGTCCGCGATAACCGGCCGATTTTTCAGGAAGATCGCCCGCGATCCGCTCCCGGAGTAGTAACCGCTGTCGCCGCGGGCGTAGTCGGACGCTGCGGGGTAGGTCCGCTGGTCGAGATCGCGGCCGATTTCATTCGTGAACGTGGCCCAGGCAGCGTCGAGGAATTGCTGAAGCTGGACGTCGTCGGACGATCCCGAGACGCCGATGTAGTCCTTGAAAAAGTCGAGCCCGACAGGCACGTCTGACCCCTCTTAAGTCGGGTGGAGTCCGGGAGCCCCACGCCCCCGGACTCGCACCGTCACACCGTGGCAGGGGTGACACCTCTAATTCGGGACGGCCGTAACGGAAAACGTGAAGCTCGCGTTGGCCGTGGATGCATCGGTGATTGCCCAGCGAACACGCCACTGATCGCCTATCAGGTTGCGAACGCTGCCAGCCGACAACGCCGAACCCGTTTCGAACATCGTTTCCGCCGCCGTGCCGCTGATCTTTGCGACGTGCCGCTTGGCGCCGCCGTTGCCGAGGCATTGCGTGAACGCCACGACGTCGATCCAATTCGTGCCGTCCAGCGTCGTTTGGACGTAGACGTTGAGCGTGTCGCCCGAATCCGTGGCCGCAGCGGTCAGGTCGAGTTGAAACGCGATGCCAGCGCCGGCATCTTTGATCGTGGTCGCCGACCCCGTTCCGGTGGCGGTTCGCGCCGCCGAGTCGTGCAGGGACGTGGCGTAAGCGAGCCGTCGCTCCATCTGATTCGGCACGGCTCACTCCTTAGCTGTCGGCAGCCGGGTTCAGGACGCCGGACACGTCGCCGACGCCGTCCGAACCGTAGTTTTCGATGCAGTAACACGCCCCAGGATCGATCGCCGTTCGCGTGCCGACCGCGGCGAGCGTGCTGTTGACGACGTTACTCTTGATGACGCCCGTGCAGGCCGACACCAGCTCAATCGCGTGGTCGCCGGATTGCAGGTTGGTGAGCGTGTTGTCGGCGATGAGAAGCCGTGTCGCGACCGCCGATGTCGGGTTGTGGACGCAGGCGTCGTTGAAGTCGCCGAACACCTCGTTGCCGACGACCCGGATGCGGTCCTTGGCGGCGCTGATCTTGATCGCACAGTCCGCCCCGGTCGCGACCGACTTGAAATAGCTGTTGGTGCAGAACGTGCGGTCTTCGCCGAGGTCGACAGCGATCGCCCACTGTTTCGAACTCCCTTCGAGGAATTCGCAGCCGTCGATCCCCGAGCCGGCCCCGGTGACGGGGACCATGACGACCTGGCCGTCGACATCGTTCTTGAACACGATGTTTCGGACGACGCAGTTCGCGCCGGTGATGGTGGCCGTCGCGGCGGTCGACGTCGTGAACGTGATGACCGGCCGATTTTCGCCGTTCCCAAGCCCGATGACCGACACGCCCGCGACATCCAGCGCGAAACCCGCGGCGCCGGTGATTGTTTCGGCGTGCCCTTCAAGGACGAAAATCACGTCCCCGTTGTTGGCCGTGGCCGCATTGATTGCGGCGTCGATCGTGGAGAAGGGAGTTTCCGGCGAAAATCCCGGCCCCGACGCCGTTCCGGAATGGTGGACGTACAGGACATTGCCGGTCGGCTGGTTCGGCTGGTAAAGAGACTCCGACCATTCGTTGCCGCCCACGCGGGGGAAGTGCGTTTTCGTTGGCATGGTGTCAGCGCTCCTCGGTCGCTTTGAAAAATTCCGTCGCCAGTTCCACTGCTCGCTCCGCTAGCACGTCAGGCCTCGTTGCCGTGTGCCTCGGGTCGACTACGAGCCGTTCGAAAATACGCTCCGCCAGTTGGTCGCGCGGAGCGTTTCGGTTGTTTGTGGGTGATTCTTTCGCCATGGATCACCCTTAGCTGATCTGGTTCGCGGTCAAATCCTGGTAGGCGAATCGGGGATTCGCGAGCAGGTAAGTGACGACCGCCTCATCGCCCGAGTTCGAGCAGGTCAGGCGAGCCGCGACATATCGCAGGCTGGTGCCCAGCGATCGCACCTCGGCAGCCGTGCATTCGGCGACGACAATGTCGCCAACAGCGTCGGCCTCGACCGTGCCAGAATCCTTGACAACGGTCAGATTCGTGCTCATCGCCGAGTCGTCGGCCGCGACGATTTCCAGCTTGGTGATGCCGGACGACGACGCCGAAACGCTGGTCATGGCGATGGCGGCGAAGTTCTCGTAGTTGGTCAGGTCGGCCACCCGTTTCGTGGTGCCGCCGTCGGGCGAACAGATGGTCGCCGACGTCCCGCCCGGATCGTGGTCGTACATGGTGATGGAATTGCGACCGAACAGTTTTTGTGTCGTAACGGCAGACGCCATTTGTCAGACTCCTTGAAGAATCGGTGATAGGGCGGTGTTAGCGGGCGCCGAGCGCGACATACGGGCTCAGCGTGGTGGTGCTGTTCTTCGGGGTGAGCGCCGAACGCCACCAGGGCATGCCGGCGTTACGCGTCCAGAACTTGAACGCCCGCTCGTGATTGACGAAGCGGACATGGATCGACTCGGCCGTCTGCATCGGCTGATAGGTGCCTTCAAGGTACTCTCGCCAGTTGACGCAGAGCATGTCGCCAGCATCGCCGAGCGTCGCCGTGTACTCGGTGAAGTAAATCGGACGACCGAAAAACATGTCGGGGTGATCGTCGCGGGCCGACGGTTGCCACGCCGGGATGTAGGAGCCACTCGCGGACGGATGAGCGATCGACATGAGCTGAGGCATCGTGTCGTGGTTGGCGAGCCAGACCGCGTCTTTGTAGCCCCAGCACCGCGAACGCATTTTGACGACGTTCTGATAGGTGATGGTGTCGGCCGCCTGGCCGGTTTCCTTCGCGACCGTGACCAGAGCCGGCGAACGCATGACGCCGAGGTACTCGCCAATGCCCGTGCCGTTGATTCGCTCGTTGATCAGGTGATAGGTCAACTGATCCTTGAATCCGTCGGCGACGAGCGTAGCGAACGACGTCGGAGAATCGTAAAGCAGTTCCTCCGTGGCGAACGAGATGCCCATGAGGTTGTGAGCCTCAAGGCTGATTTGCTCGTATTCGGTGCGGCTCGACGAGGTTTCCGTGGTGTCCTCGCGACGATAGAAGCGAAGACCGCCAGCAACGCTCGTGGTGTGGTTCTTGTCGACGCGGGCCGGGATTTTGATGATGGCCTTGTCCATCGGCACTTTGCGGGTCAACGCGCCGATGACGTCCTCTTCCGGATCGAGCTTGAGGATTTCGGGGGAAAACCCGATGGGGAGAAGGTAGCCGCCGTAAGCGTCCTGGACGCCGGAAGCCTCGTCGGACCCAACCGCCTTTTTGACGGTCAGCGACTTGAGGCGGGGATCGACGCGATTGGACACGGTGGCCTGAAGGACAGCCGTCAGGTATTCGCGGGGCGTTTGAAATCCGCCCTGCTTGGCGAGCTTGTGGTCGATCGGCTCGGCCGCAAGCCGGCCGCGATTGTGATCTGGCGCCGACAGGGCTTTTTCGACTTTGTCAATCCGGCCCGAGACTTCGCCGAACTGCTTGGAGACGTTCGCGACGTCGCCGGCCAGCGACTTGACAGCGGTGAGAACTTCCTTCGACATGGTGAGACGTCCCTGTGAAAACAGGGCGGACCCGGAAAAACCTCGTATGAGGTGTTTCCCAGGTCCGTTTGTCGGTCGCTGGAAAGTCCGCCGGTGATTGATTTGCCTTGCCGTCCCGCCTGCGGTCGCGCCGCTCGGCGTGGTTGTCGGTTCGGCTTTTTAACTTTCGCGTTCTTGCCGGTCGAGAGCCACGGTTGGCTCCATAATCGGCCTCAGCAAGATGGGGCGCCCTTGCTTGACGTCCCAAATGACCCCAAATTTTCCGTAGGCGTCGGGCCGTGACGACATGACTTTAGCGTCGTCGAAAGCCTTGTTCAACGCCTGTTCGATTTCCGGCTTCACGCCACGACTCCAAAAGCCTTCCGAAGCTTCGCCATGCCGCTCTTGACCGGCTTGAGCCGTTCGCCGGCAGCCTGAAGAGCCTTGAGGACTTCATCCTCATCCATGTCGTCGACCGGGTCATTGACGACCTGCTCGTCCATCGGCATGTCGTCCACGGGCGGCGGAGGCGCCTGGTCGTCACCCATGCCGCCCGACTTCAGAAGTTCCATTGCGTCGTCGGCGTGGTAGGTTTTGAACGCCTCGGTCAGTTCGGCGACGATCTGCTCGGCCTGGCTGCGGAGTTTTTCGGTAACGGGCGACAGTTCGGGGTGAAAGCTGAGATTCGGCATCTCCGCCAAAAGGGCTTCAAAGTGCTTGATGACGTCGAGCAGCGATCTGACCTGGTCCTGCGCGGTAGCCGTGTCGTCCACCGACTCATCGTCGACCGGCACATCCTCATCGACCGGAACGTCTTCATCCGGGATTTCGTCGGCGGGAACCTCTTCGGATGGCTCCTCGACCGGCATGTCCATCTCGTCGGGCGTCTCGTCGACCGGCACGTCGTCGGTGTCCTCATCCTCGTCATCGCCATACGCTTTCCGAACGCCGAGCAGCGCCGCCACGCCCTTGCCCAGCGACTTGCGGCTGCCGGCTTGCAGTTCAAAATCGGGCGATCCGTAGATCAGCAATCCGGGGAGTTCGGTTTTCTCGACGAAAGACTTGCTGTATCCCTTCGCTCGCAAGAATCGCTCGGCCTGCGACTCGGTGTAGACTTCGGTGTCGAACTCGATTGCCGCGGTCTTGAGGCTGCTCATGTCGATCATCGCTCCCGGAGACCAAACTTTTTTCGGCGGCAGGATCAAGCTCGCCGTGCGCTTCATGGTTTGAGACTTGATAATGCCGTTTGAAAGGGACATCCGCAACACATCTTCGTTCAGCGTGCCCGCGTTGACTGGCTGAAACGTCAACGACCATTCAGTAGGCCGCCATTCGGAGAAATGCAACCCCTTCGCCCGGCGATGCGACTGGACCGGCAGGAAGCCGATAGAAGCGCCGAGCAGGAATCCTCGGCGAACCAGTTCCCAGCACTCAGCCGACAGGTTTTCGCCGTGGAACGGTTGCAGGTGGAAAAAGCACTTGGCGACAATCTTGTCGTCATGGACGTCGAAAAAGAACCCTTTTTGCGGATGCGAACTGCGCCCGACCGCGCCGAGCTTGGCGTCGTGCTCGTAGAGAACGACCGGGTTTCGCTTGTAATCGGCCAAGTGGGGCATACACCCATTTGGCTCGATGACGTCGCCTTCGCGGTCCTCTGTGCGGCTGACGACAACGAACGACGCGCAGACGTCTTGATCGGAGATGCTTCCGGGGACGGCTAGGGCCTGCGGCGAAGTGAAAGAGACCGCGCCGTCGCTGCCGAGGGGGGCGGCAAGAAGTGCGGCGGGACCGAAGTCCTTCCGATTGCGGCGGCGCAGCTCTTTGATGACGGCGGATGCCATGGCAACGACGCTACCATTTTTGTGCCGCTGTTCAACTCGACTTCACGTCCTTCGCCCGAACGTCAGGCCGATGTCAACTCCCGTCGACGTCGACGCTGGCCCAAACGCCATAGTTTGCAAGACCGCCATTGCCCGATCGTCAATGTCCGCCGATGAAATCACCGACGTTGTCGTGCAGAAGCAGTTGCTCGAAACTAGTCCACCAGATACAATATACAGAGAACTTTGTGTCTGTATGTCGTATACGGGGATGACATGGCCGCCAGGGTCGAATTGGATGTCGACGATCTTGTTCGTCGTTATGAGGCCGGAACTAGCAACAACGAGTTGGCGAAGATTTTCGGCGTGTCGCGACAGGTCATTTACCGATGCCTCCGGGAGAGAGCAGTCCGCATTCGCGGCATCACGGAAACGATGGCTAGCGTCCTTTCCAAGCGATACGCGACGATGAGCAAAGAGGACCGCAAGCGATTCACGGCTGCGGCCAACGAAGCGGCCCGTGGCCGAAAGCACTCTATCGAAGAGCGCATCAAGCGTGCTGCGTCCAATGAGCGAACCAAGGCCAACCGCAGCACCCTGGAAGTCTGGCTCGGAGACGAATTGACCGCCGCGGGGATCGATTTCGTTTCGACCAAGGCCGTTGGCATGTACAACATCGATGTTGCCCTCACAGAAAGCCGCGTCGCCGTGGAGGTATTCGGGGGCAACTGGCACAACTCGCCGAAGCACTCCGCGAGATTCCGAGAACGAACCGACTACTTGATCGATTCGGGTTGGCTTCCGGTAATTATTTGGTCCGTCAAGGATAAGCCGCTCGGCGTCGGGGCACGCGATTATGTCATCTCCCTTCACCAGCGACGATGCAAAGGCGAACCCTTCGACGGTAAGGAACATGTGATTTGGGGTACAGGTGAGGCTATCCCCGCTGGCCAATACGATCCGAACACGGGGGCCACGGTAAAACGCCTTGAAGGCACCGACCGCCCCAGAGACTTGTATGGCCGTTTCTCCAGTTAAACAATGCGGATGAGCCGGCGGGTGGTAGATCATCTGATACGGCCCAGGCTTGCCGATCTTCGCGAACGCTTCGCCGATGCCTACTTCTTTTCCGTTGAGCCCGCGGCAGATGTCGCACGCATCCGACGACGCGAGCCACCGCAGGCCGCGAACGACGCGAGACGCCCGCGCCGCTTCCATCGCCCCGGCGTGAAAACCGCGACTCGCCTCCGTCTGAGCAATGCGGGCAGCCTTCGCCGGGTCGGCAAAAATCTGGAACAGACGCCGATTCAGGTCTCGCGTGGCATCGCCTGCCCCCACTCCCTCCGCGACAGCGTTTCTTGCCGCATTTGCTGCTTCCGTCGCGTGCATGGTCGCGGTCTGTAGCGTTGATTGAGCCAGGTCGAACGCCGCTCGGCGGATGGATTCGACGACCTCCGGCCGCGACAGGTCGAACGCCGCGTCCATGCCCTGAATGCCGAGCGAGATGTTTTTTCGGACCAGAGGCAATCGACCGCCCTTGGCGCGACTGATCGCCGCAAGGATGTCTCGTGCCCGATGCCGCATGCCGTCGCGATAGTAGTGCCAGATGACATCGACGAACCCGGCAGCAAGGGCCGTCATGTGGGCGTTGAGATCGACGGGGCGCCACGCGTGAATTTGGCCCGCCGCGACCTGGAGAAGGGACGACAACGCCGGATGCAGGCCGCGGGCGAGAAAGTGGCCAGTCGGGAGTTGCTGGCTATGGCCGGGAACGGTGATGTATTTGGCGTTGGTCATGTGTCCGATTGCGGCTTGGGTTGCGCCGGCTTGAACATGAAATACATATTATCATCCCCGTCCTTAACGGTGACGCCGTGCGGATCGTCCATCAGGTGAGGCTCATTGATGACCTGGAGTTGAATCTGGCCGCTGTCTCGCATTTTGCGGACGAGTTTTTGGAATCGCTCGGGCGTGAATCCGGGGCGAGGGTTACCGTTGTCGTCGAACCGCACCTGGTCGTAGAGCCGAGGCAGCGGAATCAACCCGTTGTCGTACTCGCGGAGATAGCCGAGATCCTTGTAGGCGACCCCGATCGCGTCCATGTCGGTGTTGTCGCTTGCCGACGATTGCGGCTTGGCTTGCGGCTTGGGTTGCGTCGCCGGTTTCGCTGGCCGGCTTCCGAACGTGCCGAGTTTTGCTGGCGCCGCTGGCCGCATCTGGTCCTCTTGCGACCGGGCCGTCTTCGCGGGAGCCGGCTTGGGCGGCGGCATCAAATGGTCGTTCTCGGCTGGGTAGCCGCCGTCACCGTCTCGGCGCCGCGAAAGGAATAGCTGAAGCACGCCATCTTCGACGATGCCGGCTTCACGCTCTTCGGGCTTCAACCCGCCCCGTCCCTCGGCTCCCGTCGTCGTGTACAGACCGGATCGGCGGAGTTGATACAGGTGGCGGTCAAAATCCTCGCGCGAGATATTGGGCAACTCCTTCCGCAGATCCACCAGCGACACGAAGTTTGGCCGGCTGGACCTCGACTCGACCCGCTTCATCGCCCGCGCGAACTCGCCGCGGAATTCTTCGGCGGACAACGGCGGCGATGGCGATGGGCTGGGCGCTGGCTTCTCGGCAGGCGCGACCGCCGGCTCGGCAGTGGCCGCCAACTCCTGATGTCCGCGAATCTGCTCGACAATCTGCGCCTTCAACTTCGGATTCGCCCCCTTGATGCCGAGTTCGGTTTTCAGTTCCTTGAGTTGCGGAATCGTCATTTTCGACAGATGCCCGATAAGTTCCTGCGCTGTCGCCCTCGCCTGTTCCGAGTCGCTGGCCCTGGGGGTCTTGAGGATTGCCGTTGCCGCCTGCCGGGCTTGCTGCTGGCTGTCGGCACGCTTCGGCGCAGCCGGCTTCTTCGCCCCGGCTGCCTGTTGCTTCTGGGCCGACTGCGGCTTGGTTGTCGCCGCGCCGGCGTTCGGGTTGGCGATGCGGAAAGTTCGCCCGCCCTGCCGCTTGTAGAACCGCCCCGAAGTCTCCCACGTCTCGCCATCCTTGCGTGCCGTGGCCTTGACGACGTAAACGGCGAGCGACTTTCGCGACATCGGCGGGTCAGCTTCATCGTACCAGTGCCCCAGGATGTCGGCGATGAGATCGATCCTCTCTTGCTCGCCGCCGTCGTCCGGCTGTGCGGCGCGATCGCCGAGCGATTTGGCGACGAAACGAGTTGTCAAGGAATCCTTGACAACTGCCGCACGGGCGTAGATCGGAGACGCCAGAAGTCCGCGGCGGATGGATTTCGGCGTCGGCAGGTCCAGTTTGTGCGTCTCGCCCTCGACGACGGATCGCATGGTTTTCATCTTGTTCGACAGCAGCTTGTAGTTGTGCATGTCAACCTTCGTGTTCGAGAAGAGGTAACGAATCTTTGATCGGCTTTTGGTCGTCAATCGCAGCGTCCGGCCGGGAATCTGAAGGTTTTCAAGAGCCGTCCAGGGCGGCGTCATGACAATCGTCGACCGTGGCCGATCGCCTACCGTGTCGTCCAGGTTGATGCCGGTCGAGCCCGACGGGATTGTGGTGATGAACACGCGAGCCTTTCCGCTCTGGAACTGTTGCACCGCGTCTTTGTCGGCCGACGATCCGCTGTGATATTCGACGACGTCGCTGATGCCGTTTTTGGCGAATTCCTGGCGCAGCAAGTCGACCACGCCCGCCTCGTCGTTGCCGCCAGGGTTGACGCTCGACGTGAACAGGATCACCGAATGGCCGGCCTTGATGTCCTCGATCGCCTTCGCGACGGCGTGGGGAACCTTGTGCCGCTCTCGACGCAGGCGGGCCTGCATGATCGCCTGGGCGGCGTTTTTCGAGTCCCCGCCGGCGATGGATTCGAGTTCGGCTTTCGCCTCTTCGGGTAGGTCGACCGTCTCGACGCTGGCGTCTATGCGGCGGTAAAGCGGAGATTCCAAAAGCTCGCTCATTGCATCCCGCCTCCAAAAATGTCCGCGATATCGCCGGCGTCGCCGGTTTGCTCGCCGCCCATTCCTCCGCCATCGCCCATTCCGCCGCCCATGCCACCGCCGCCCATCAGTTGCTGCATCTGGTCCATTGGCTGTTCCCCCGTCGCCCATCCAAGCGGCTGCGCCGACATCGGGTTCCCGACCGGATCGTCTCCACCGTGCTCCCACGGCTCGAAGCCCTCAGCCTGTCGCCACTCGTTCGGCGTGACGACGGAGTTTCGGTGCATCGTTTCGTATTTTCGCAGACGCATTTCCGGGTCGTTGGGAGTCGGATCGTCCCAGTAAATCACAAGGTCGTCGTTGTACCGTTTCGCCAGCTTTTCCGTCAGCACTTGGCCGGCTAGAGTCAATTTCGGCTTGAGGCACGATCCGTAAAAATTGGCTCGGCTCGCGTCGGCGTTTGCGTAGGTCGATTGTTCCACCAGGCCGGCGATGGATTGCGGCACGCGATGAGCCGACATCAGAGAACCGCGGACCTGATCGGCTGACGCGGCGTAGTCCATTTCGACATTCGTTCGCGAAAACGGGACAACGCGAATGCCAGGCGACAGCACAACCACTTCGCCGGTGTTGCGCACGCCTTGGTACGCCTCCCGGAATCGAGATTTGACGCGGGCGATCTCCTCCTGGTCGGGGTTGGCAACGTCCTTGTCCATTTCCAGCGCCACGCCGGGGAATGCTCCGTTGGCGAACGTTTGGACGCGGCTGCGGTCGATGTTGTTGCTGACGTCGATCCATGCGCCGATTGCACCGACCGGAGAATAGCCGTCGATGATCGAGAACGGCGACGGATACGCAATCTTGATGATTTCCGATGCCGGCCGCCGCTCGATGCCGCCCGCGCCAGGGAACCAGCCTGCTCCGAACGCGCCCACAGCGTCGACCATGACACTGTTCGTCGGCCGAATTTCGTACTCGCCGATTAGCTGGTCTTTGCCGGGGATTTCGTACACCCACTGCGACGGCAGAACCCAAAGCTGACTCGGCCGGTCATCGACGTTGATTTTCGCCGGCGGAGCCCACATGTACGCCGCCCCGGTTAGTTCCAGGTACATCATGACCTTGTACCAGAAAGTCCAGGCGACATCCGGGCCGTTCGGGTTGAGCAGGATTCGGTAGAGCGGATGGTCCTGGCTGACCTGTTCGAGGGTGTCGTCGGACCTGATGTTGGTCAACGCTTTTCGCCGTGCGTTGGCCGTCAGAAAACGGCTCTGAAATTCGGCGTTGACATCTCGACGATCACGGCCGCTGGCGAGAGCCTTTCGGTAGGCTGATCGCACGTCGGCGGCTGCGTGGCGCTTGGCGACAATCGGCTGGAATCCGCCGACTTCCTCCGCGATGGCTTTGATCGCGACGTAATTCCAGCCGCGGAAATGATTGACCTGCTCGATTCGCTGCCATGAATTGTTGAGGGCGGCGGTCGTCGCGCCAGACCATGCCGGCATCACGTCGATAACGCGGTCGCGGCGAGCCTTGACGATGCCGCCAAGGAATCCGAAAAGGGATCGGGTCAGTTGCACGTCGAATCTCCCTCACCCCCTGCCACGGTGATGAGGGATTGACGCTCACAACGCCATACGCACCAGCCACACGACAATCGCCAAAGGCACGCCGATGCACCAGCCGATTGCTGCGGGAATGATGACGGCCAGGATCATGACCGCCATTCCGGCGACAATGGCGTCGGCGACTTGTTTAAGGGTTTCGTGGATCATATCCAGGCACTCCAGACCACGATCGACGAACAAGCCGCCACCATGGGCCCCATGCGCTCCATGCAGACAAGGTCACTGCCTCACGAGCCCTCACCACGAATCGGAGCGGCCGATTGAGGCAGAAGACTGGTTCGGTGAATACGACCCCGTCCAAGTGGTGATACTTGTCGCGATACGATTCGCAAGTGGCATCCGTCCATGACGCCGGCTCGTAAGCCTTGAGTTCGCCGACTTTTCGCCACAAGTTCGACAGCGGCTCACACTGCGCCATCACGTCGTACTCGACCAGCGACACCACAGTAGCGCATTCTGGGGCATGGCGATCGCCGCGACCGCCGCCGCACCAGAAGCATTGACCGGGATGGCTTGGGCGAATGTCGTCACTCGTCACTCGCACGTCGTGCGAGTGCGCTTCCGGTCGGGACGCCGCTTTGCGGATCATTCCTGTGGTTGTCATGGGGCCTCCTGGGCAGCGATGTTGCCAGCCGACAATTCGTGCACGATTTCAACCGCCGCCCCGCAAGCCACGATCGCGACAATGCCGATAATTGCAACCAGGGCAATGTTGATCAATCGGTTCCGAAAATCGGACTCGCGTCGCATCTTCAAGGAGGCGGACAGCGAATGACATCGATCAACATCGAAAAGGACGATTTTTGCCGCCGAATCCCCAAGAGCATCCCGGCACGCATCCAAAACGGCGTTGGTCGTTTCCTTGTCGTAGGTCGTGATGATGACGTCAACGCTGGCAACGTCGGCATGAACAGAGTCCGCCGCCTTGATGCTCTTGATGCTCATTTCGCCGACCGTGAACCCCGAGCAGTTGCCACCCGCCTTCGCGGCTCTGTCGACTATCTTAAGCATCACGTTCTCGCACGCCTTGAACACGGACCACGCTGCATCCATGTCGGCCGTCTTGACGATCGTGTCACACCTGCCCCACCCGGTAGAGGTAAGCGGAATCGTTCTCTCAATCGTGATTTCGCCAGCCATTCGGCTCCTCCACGGCTTCCGGCCTTCCTTTTCTCCCCCAAAGCCTACCACACCGCCAGCCGCTTCGGAACATGCAAAGCCAGCCGGTTGAAGCCTGATGCCGCGGCGTCGACCTGGTCGTCGTGCGAGCCGTGGGGAAACAGGCACAATTCGTCCAGAAAAGCCCTGTTCCACTTTCCCCTCACAAGCTTCACGTTGCCGGCCTGCGCCTGAGATGCCAGCGGGCCGGCGCGGACGGATTTGTCTCCCGTCGACCGTTCGGCGCTTACCTTGTAGCCGGCAAGATCCTTCACGGTTATTTCGGCGGAGTGCTTGCCGCCAGAACCGCCCTCTTGCTCAAGGAGGACTTGATAGTTTCGCTCTCCAAGCCGCTCGGCGTCGGCGATTGTCGTCTGCTTGATGATCGACTCTCGTTCGAAACTCCCCCATTGGCCGTGGACAACATCCTCGATGTAGTAGATGCCGTTCGGCGACTTGCCGATATTGACGCCCGCCGTCGGATCTCCGCCGCCAGCCGTCCCGCCCTTGTCCCACGAGCGGCACCATTGGCAGCCAACCGGAGGCGCATCGACGATCTCGAACCACTCCCGCTGAAACATGCCGCCTTCGTAAGCTTCCCAGTCGCCGCCCAACAGCTGGGCCCGCGTCACCGGGTCAAGGTTCATCAGGCTGCGCGTGTATTCTTCGCGGTCGAGATGGGGATTGTCGTTGAGCGTCGCCGGGACGTAGACGCCCTCGATTTCCGGAGGATGGTCTGGCGACCCGACGAACCGATCCTTGACCCAATCGTGCCCGACACCGCCTGGATTGCTGGCGGATCGCATTCGCAGCGGGACGTCAATGTCCTGCACTCGCCGCAAGCGAGAAAACAAGAACCGATATTGCGTTTCTGTGAAGTTGGTCAACTCGTCGAAGCCGATAAACTGAAACTCGGACGAGCGGTATCGGTACTTATCGTTTTCCGACTCGATGTAGCCGAATGACAGCGTTGCCCCGCTGGGAAACGTCCATCGCTTCTCCTGGGCCGACCATTTGGCATCAGTTCCGAGAAGCCAGTCGAAAGCCCGATCCATCAGCGCTCCGGGCAAGGCGAGATCCGTGTAGCTTTGCCGAAAGATCACGGCCGCGTAATTGGGGATGTCGACGAATTGCAGCGCCGCCATGAGCAACGCGGACGACTTCCCGCCCCCCGCCGCCCCGCCGTAGAACGCTTCAAGACAATCCATCGATAGGAATTGTCTCTGGCGGGACGTCGGCTGCTGAGTCTCCATGTACTTCGTCGTTCTTGGCCCCATCAGGCTCAGCCAGCGCTCTCGCTCTGGCACTGTCAAGTAGGGCCAAAGCCTCTTCAATTCGTCTTGCGTTGGAAGTCGGCTCGACATAATTGGCGACCTGAACGGCCGTCGTGACGTTCACCACCGTAGACGGATGATCCGGCTTGTCCGACGCTTGCTGGAACCGCGCATCGACCGAATCCGCCGCCACGAGCACTTTCGACGCCGCGATCCGGTTCCGCTCATCGTCCGATTCCGTGGCGACCTTCGCCATCTGCTCGACGACGGCGGCTTTGTACTCTTCCGGGACGTTCCATCCGTTTTTGATTGCCCGGCGGATGAGGCGCATATTCGCCTTGCCGGGATGCAGGTCGCCGTCGCCGAGTTGCATTGCTGGGCCTCATCATCGCCCCCGCCACGGTGATGATGTTTCGGCACCGGCAAGTTTCAGAACAGGTCTTTCCCAATTTCGTTGGCCAGGTACGCCGCGAAATAGTCAAAACCTCGGAGTCGCGGAGGATCGGACTCGATTGCTTTCACCGCCTTCTCTTCTGGCTTCATTTTTTCACCTCCGGGGCGAGGCGGTCGACGTCGGATCATTTTGACTATTCCCCAACTGTATCCACGGTGTTCTCAAGGATTTTGACGAGTTGTGGCGACATCCCAAACCTGTTCGCGTTGTGCGAAATGCTCTTGCGAAGATTCCCGTCGTTGTGTCGCATCGTCGCGGCCTTCCAGTCGCAAAACATCTCGACAATATCGACCAGGCTCATGTCGTCGATGCCGTTCTTGAAATGTTCGGGATGGTGCCGGTTCTTCGCGTAGTGATGGTCCAAGGCCGGCCCCAACGCTTTGCGAAAACTTTCGTACTCGGCCGATCCGTAAGTACTGCCCGCGAGTTTCGGGGTCCACTCGGCAAATAACTCGACTTCCGGGCTTGCAAGTTTCGATTGGTCGTGCACGTCCGCCCGGTCGAGCAGTTCTTTGACGAACTTGTGGATCAGCGATTGGACCATGCCGATATGGTGCAAGGTCGCGGCATTTGTAGCCTGTTCTTCGAGGGTCAGAGTCTTCATGATTGGCCTCCATAAGTGCTGTGGTGCGTGATGGTCAGGTGCATTGGTCAGGCTCCACTGGTGAGTTTTCTCCGACCATGCCGCCCCCTTCACGATCTCCCCCAGAACCCCCGATGCTAGTATTACTTTCGCTCATGGTAGTGACAAGGTCATAACTTTTGGTAATATTGACCGTGGGGCGATTCACATCCAGGAAGGAGCGTGCTCAATGGCTCGTGGGGCGTCGATTGTGCCGCGGCTGCGGTTGTCGGTGTGCTCAGTCTGTGATCGGCCGGCGGTGTGTCTTCGCGATACGCTACGTTACCGTCACGCGGTTGTGTCGCTGGGGCTGCGGCATCAGGTTGTGCGGGTAGAGGGCCGGCCTCGGTGCTCGGCGTGCGTTGGTCAGGAGTCTCGCGGCCGTCCTCGGGCCGTGATCGAGCATCAAGACGATCCGTTGATGCCTCTGGATCACGCGGCGTTGCCGACTGAGCACGCACCGGGATCAGCTGGCAAACTCGCCGTGTTGATTTCTCGATTCGCCTACGGGCTGCCCCTCTTTCAATCTGGCGACGCGAAACCGGATTTGGGCACGAAGCGGACGATGCCGCTGCTGCCGTTCTGATTTTGTCTGCGGCTGTTGCCGCTTGCCAGAGGGGGAAGCGGCAACACAGACCGCATGTGCGGCTGGCGTTGACTGTGCGAAAGGTCTGGCATTCGTCGCACAAGACCGCTTCGGGGATGGCGTCAATTTCCGGCGCGCGCCTGGCGGCGTTTTCGATGGCGGCTTCCATGTCGCGGCGGTATCGTTCAAGGCTGGACATTGTGTTCATGGTAAACCTCCTTGCGGGTTGTTCAATGCGGGTTGGTCTCCGGCTGGCCGTTGGCGCGCCGCCTCTCGCTCCCTACACTTGTCGGTCTGAATGAACGCATCTCGCAGTTGCAGCGACCAGCATAGGTCTGGACCGAAACGCGACGGGTAAAGAAGCTGACTGAGCCAGTCTGGACCGGATCGCGGCAATCCGCATTTTGGGCAATGGTTCAACTCGACTTCATCCATTCTTCTTCTCCTTTCATCTTCGCTTCTCCCTCAAAGGTCTTCCCGAATTCGCGGGTTGATCAACTCTCCGTCACGTTCCTTGTCGTACTCGAACCACACCGCCCCGCCGAACTTCACTCGTCGACGGCATTGGTCTTCGCTTCTCGCGGTATCCAGGACGCTCGCTTTGTCGGGGTCGCCTGTTCTAGCTCGACTGTCGTAAAGAACGTACATCTTCATCGCTCACTCCCTCAGTTCGCCCAGCCACGCCATGCCGGGTGGGCAAGCCTCACACCGCAACCTTCCTCTGCGGCAACGTCTGCGTCGTTTTCCGTTGCGCCTTCAAACATCGCCCGATAACGCGCCGCTCATCGTCGTCCGAGTGCATGAGTAGCGGCATCGTGCCGATGATCTGGAAATCGACGCTATACATTTCGTTCTCCTTTTAGGGTTTGGTTTTCACTTCTCGCCCGAATCTCCTCCATCACCGCCCGCAGAAACACCGCCGCGACGTGCGGCACGATGGCATTGCCGTATCCACTCAACCGCCCCACCCGATTCCGCCGCGCCTCGCGGATCATTCGCTTAGCGTCTTTTGGATCAACTCCCAACTTTCCCAGCCGGGCGATGAGCGGTCCCAGTTCTCGGGGAATCCCATGAGCCAACGGCTGAACGCCGCGTCCAACACGCCGCGTCTTTCCGTCGAGGCAGGGGACGAGGCGGTAGTCGCTCCAAGGACCGCATGATTGAGCGTGATGTTTTTGGTTGTGAATCCTCCTGGGCTCGGATGCCGCTCCGCGTCGGTTTTTGTCGTGGCCGGCCACCCCGTCAGCGGTTCGTTCTTCCCCGGCCGCAGCCCCATTGCCGCTTCCACTGACCGGCTGTAGTCGCAGTTGCCGGCCCCCGGCGTCGCTGCCATGGGTGTTGCCCACCCCGCCATCGCCGCATCCGCCGGCAACGCTCCCCCGGCTTGGTTCGGGCCGGTTGTGTGAACAATCTGCCCCAGAGTGAGCCCGAACCCGTTGCCGTTCCCGGTTCTCTCTTTGCACTCTTTCCTTCGCGCTAACGTCTTGCCCGGGTCTTTGCACTCGAACTCGTTCGCCACCGGCGTAGGCCACCCAGAACAATCGCTGCCTGATGTGCGGCGCCCCGACGCTATGTGCGCCCAGATTGACCGCCCCGCAGGTGTAGCCTGCCGCTTCCAGGTCTGCCGATACTCCATCCCACCATTCAAGCCCGCCTCGGCCAGCAACCTGCTCACCGATGACGCAAGGCGGTCGGACGGCGTCGATGAGCCGGAAGAACTCGGGCCACAGGTGCCGTTCGTCTTCGACCCCCTTCCGCTTGCCGGCTGCCGAGAACGGTTGGCACGGGCAACTACCCGTCCAGACGGGCCATTCGTCGGGCCATCCGGCGAGTTCGAGGGCGAGTTCCCATCCTGCAACGCCGGCGAAGAAGTGGCATCGTCGAAACCCGGCAACATCGGCTGGAGAAACATCCGTGATACTCCTGTCGTCCACAGTCGCGGACGGGTAAAGGTTCCGCAGCCAATCGGCGGCGAACGGGTCGTGTTCGTTGAAAAAGACGCTCACACCTTCCCCCGCTTCGTCGCCGACGAAATCCGCGTCATCCCCAGCGCCGACCGCTTGATGATCTCCGCATGCCGACGCATTCGGTCGTTCTGCCGCGCCAACACGCGAATTCGGTGCAACAGCGTTTTGTTGGCCGCTTCGAGGCCGCGGACGATCTCCGAAAGCGTGCGGCCTGATCCTGGACATGGTCCGTTGCCGTGGCCTGGCAGCTTGCCGGTTCGCGTCTGCCGCAGGTCGTCGCGCAGGCAGATCGGGCAGGTTGTTGTTGTTGTCATTGGTCAACCGCCTTTCGCAACCGATCGCGGCATCGGCGGAAACTGCCCTCGTCGCCATCGCTGCTGAATACCCCGAAACCCGCGAGGCCGTCCATGATTGACAGCACCGAAATGACCTCTCGTCGCAATTCGTCGAATGCATCGTCAATTTCCTTGCGGCAGCGGTCCCTCTCCTCTTGCTTCGCTTCGTTTGTCATTGTTCTTCCCCCAAATGCTTGTCGATCTTCTCGACTCGCTGTTTGAAAGTCTGTATGTTCAAGAGACGACACAGGTGCTTTCCGAAGACTTTCGCCAGCAGAGGGGGGACAGCGTTGCCGATCTGGCGAGCGATACTCACTCCATGGAATTGATAGCGATCCTGAAAGGACATGAGGCGGGCTGCTTCACGGTAGGAGAGACTTCGATCTTCAAGAGGATGGATGAACGGCCCTGACGCCACGTTGCGGAAATAGCATGTGATCGTGTACGCGGGCTTGTTTCTCGCAAGGCGGTGGTACAGCGTAGTGCAGTCCTGGCGGAGTTCCCCGGAGTTGATGCGTCTCATCTTCTTGAAGCGGTCGGGAAGATGTTCGGTCGGAACGCTACGAAGTCCGAAACCCTC